GTCAAGAAAGATGACATTATAGGATCCGCCTCGGACAGCAGATGACGAAGTAGAGTTAGATGAAATTTTGGAGCCATTTTCTAGTTCTAAAGATCCTTTGTTCCAAGATATAATACCTTGTTGCATCCACTTGGGAAGGTTTTCATAAGCAAGTTGTAGTCTTCCAAGAAGGTCTCTTGCCGTGGATGCTTTGTTCGCTAGAATAGCTATATTAACGTTATCGTTGAATACGGCATAATGTAACAAATATGAAACACAAGTCGTAGATTTACCCGTCTGGCGAGGCATCTTACAGATATTAAATCTATTCTCGTGGAAGTTCTTTACAAGTTTCTCTTGAAATGGATACATCTCAAAAGGAACCAGACCGTGATCCAGAGAAACAATCTTAATATAATTTTTTGCGAAATATACAGGGTCTTCTTTACATTTTAAGAACTCGATGATTTGTTCTTCAGTAAATTGAATCTGTGTATTTGCTTTTTTTAAATTGGGGTTACCAAGATATACATTATCAGACATAATTTATTTACCTCTGTTCAATCCAGTTCAGAACTGCAAGTGCCTTTTTACCAGTGTTGGGACTTGCACAAGCAAGAGTATAAGTATCACTAATTGTTCCAATACCACTTCTACCTAACTGAAGTGCTGCTTTAATATCGAGATCAACTAATGTTCCATTACCATCAATCACAAAACCACTCAAGAGATCACTTCCACCTGTTGTTGCAGTTTCAGTAATATTGTACTGCATAAAAGAGTTTGGATCTGGATGATTTACCCAAGTTCCGCCAGTATTTGTTGCATTCAAAAGAAGTTTCCAATAAACATTGGTATTATCGTTTGTTGCTGCCTGCAATGATCTCAAAAGCATTACACCAGTTAAACTACTAGACTTTAGACGAATACTTATAATTGGATAAAATATATCATTCGATGTCATCGTTGTCCCTGTGATGGGATTGGATATACTCAAAAGAGTTCCAAGTTTCTCTGGTTCTCCTTCCTGAATCAGAGAATTAGAACCCTGATACATGTAATGAGTTCCTGCAACACCAGTTACATTTTCTATCTCAAGTCTAATAGGTAAGAATGGAGTAGAACACCACACTCCTGGATTTGTATTTGAGTTCTCAAAAGTATGGGATACAACAGTCTCATTCTTCATCAACCAAGCAAATTCTACAATGCCAGCACCATACCATTCATAATTGATTGAAATCATTTGTTGTTTTGTTGGATCCGCAGTTACTCCAGTCCAACCATTACCATCAAACTTTTCACCATTCCAATCATCTCTGTATACTCTGGTTTCTGTAACAATTCCAGTTACACTACTGCGGAGCACATAAGAATATGTTCCTCCATCATCCTCAAAATAAACGCCATTATTTTCATCAAATAATCCAAATCTTCTACGAATACCTACCTGTGGATTATCAAGACGAATTGCAAATGCAAGAGTTGCACCTCTACCAGGAATGTATCTCATCACATTCTTGGTTTGGCGAATGATTTTGCTTCCTGTAGTGGAACCAACTTGCATCACTACATTACTAGATGCTACATTATGAGTTGCAGTTGCTATTCCAACTATTCTTTCATCCCATACATCAGTTTCTTTACCATACTGGAAAGTGTTGAAGAAGACTGTTTGGAATGGAGCAATTTTGAGACGATTGTTATTGGTGAATTGAGGTCTCCAGTCTGTCTGGTTTCCCCAGTGATCTGCGATCATATTTACTTCAAAAAGAGTTCTTTCTTGATCTAAGAAGTCTTGTGTTTTCTTATTCCACTGTGCCATTAATCAATCACTCCAGGTTAAACTTTCTGGTCTATATCTTTGTGCATTTTTAATCTTTAAGGAATTGTTTGTTGATGGATAAATGTTGTGAACAATTGCTCCAGGATATTCACCCTGCAATTGTTCAGCAAGTGCATTTTTATCCATCATCTTACCTTCAACTTCCATACGATATAATTTTCCTTGCCAAACAACATCGGCAAGAAAAGATTCACCAACTGGTTCTGACTGTGATTCAGAACTATTTACATAGAGATTTCCATTGAAGTCTCCTGCAATATTTACGCTTTCTGAAAGAAACTCTTTGAATGATTTCATTTTAGTTACAGTTCCAACGACGGAGTGCTTTGTTGATTCTTGAATCTGGGTCTCTTGCAGTTTTTGCTGAAGTAAGTTTTGAACGCATTCCTTTCATACGACTACAAAAATTCTTACGTCTTTTTGCTCTTTTACCTTTTGGTTTTTTTTCAGTTACTGCGGTTTGAAGTTTAGAACCTGGATTTTCTTTGCGATAAGCATTAACTGCTGCTTGACTTAATCCATCAGTTTTATCTTTACGATTTACTGATTGCCAATCTTCCGATAATCCAAAATCTGCTCTCCAATTAGAAAACTCTTCCGCCTTAACACAGTTTGGATGTCTCTTTCCAAACATTGTTTTCATTCCTTTCTTTTTATAACCAGGCCAACACTTCTCATCAATTACTTCACCTTTTGGTTCATAATGTGCAACTTGTACCTTTGTTTCTTTTTTTGCTAGTGGAAGTTGTGGTCCAGTTCTTTTTAAGAAAATTTCCTTTTCATATGGATTGTCTGTACTGGATCCTTTATTATAAAGTTTTTGTCTTTTTTGCAAATCCTTATGCTTTTGTGGATCAATAGGTGGAAGCATTTGCTCTTTCATTTCTCCACTGTCAACATAATCTGCAGCAGAATCTAAGTAGTCTGCTGCTTTAGTAATTTTTGATTGTACCCATGCTTCAATATTACCTTCACCATTCTTCATTTTTTTGCGAAGTCTTTTTGCCGCAGAAATAATTGTAGAAATTTCTGATCGAGCCATTGAATACTCATGATCATATCCTTCTGGCATATTTCCAGGATGTGGTGTATTTGGAGTGTATTTTTTACCTAAACCGATTGGAAGAGAATACATATCCCAGTAATTTTTACCATACTTGCACTCATCACGAGTTTCATCCTTTTGACATTTTGGGCAATATCTAATCATTTGAGCCTCCTCTGATTTAGTTCCCCAATTAGAAGCACCAACTTTACGACACTTGACCAGTGCTCCAGATGCATATGCACTTGGCCAGACATCATATCTTGCTTTAACTTTGTGATAACAAGCATCTTTGGAACCACTACCTTTTCCTGGTTTATCTTTTTGTGCTTCGTTAAGTTCCATTGCTTCTTTAATTCCTGGTTCTGCTTTTACGTAATTTGGATCTTTTTTACCCTTAGCAAAAGTTGGAACATTAGTTGGTGCCATCGCTCCAGATTTTGCTTGTTGCCCCTTATCTTTCTGTCTTTTTCTACGAATTGCTGATCTAATTAACGATTTTCCTTTTTTACCCTTTTTCTTCAATGATCTCAATCTGGCGCTACTAAAACATTTAGGTGTTTTAGTTTCTCCAGGTTCATTAGCACAGGGTGAACCATCTGCTTGAACCCATCCAGGTTTTCCACCTTTCGATTTTGAACCTCTGAACCAATGATGAAGAGTTCCTTCAGAAACAGAAACATCTTTGAACTTTTTATGTTCTTTCTTTGCTTTTGCTTCCATCTTTTTCAAGCGAGTATAATAATCGGGAATCTCATCTAAATGTTGAAGAGCAATATCAATTGCAAGGTCTTTGTCTTTTGTGTGTTCATGCTCAATAGGAACTCCCATTTTGAGTTGATTTTTTATAAAAGAAACTTCCATACGATGTTTCTTTGCAATTTGTTCAACTGTTTTATGAGACTTAACTTCATGCATTTCACTAAATGGTGATTTTGATTTAATATCTTCACCCTTTGCTCTTTTTTTACGAGCAGCACAATGAGATTTCTGTGAGAATCCACTGGGATTCTCACAGTTTATTGATCGTTTATATTTGTCAGACCAACTCATTGAAAAATAGATTACTCTTTATTATTTAGAAAACCTTGTTTGAGTAATTTTGATAACTCAGATGTAGATCCCACAAAGATAGCATTATTTGTTGTATTATTTGTAGTTTTATTAGAATCTTCCTCCACTTCTTTTAATTTCTTTTGCAAATCAATAAGTTTATCAGTAACATCACCTACACTTTTAATTAACTGTCCGGCAACTTCATATGCTCTTGGTGAACCTCCCTCACCTGCAAGTTCCATGATGCCATTAATTGCTTCTTGACCTTTTTCAATTAATGAATAAAGATTTGCTCTTGTATATTCATAGTCCTTTTGTATATCATCAGGTTTAATAGGAGTTACACTTAACTCTTCTTTAACTTTTTCTACTTCTACAATACTACTCTCAATGTTTAGAGAAGAATTCAAACCGTCATAATTATTTTTCATAAAACTTATATATCCTTTTGTTGTGTAGGACTATATTCTTTACCATCAAAGAACATATCTAAAGATTCCGTAAATCCAAAATCATCATCAGGACTAGCAGTAATTGGATCTGGAACTACCGTGTATCTCATCTCCCTCTTTGCTGTTGTTTCTGTTCCAGTATAATAATCAACTTGAACCTTACGAATTAATCCATCCGTACTATCGGCAATTGGTCCGAATAGATACGTTTTTGCAGTGAAATTAAAAGTGTAAATTAAAGTTCTTCTTGTGGAAAAATCACCTTCATAGTCATCAGTAAAAGAAACACTATCTAAAACAACTGGAATATCCCTCTTTTCTCCAATGGAATCGACTAAATCTATTGTCAAATTAAATGCTGGTTGGAAGTATGGTAAAATTTGCTCAACCACTTGAAGGGCATCATCGTTTAATTTAGACATCAAATTTAGTTGAAATCCTATATTATATGGAACAGGTAAAAAAACTTTTTTTAAATTTGATCCATCTACAGCCTTAAAAGATTGAGTTATATTAGATTTTCTTGTAGAATCATATTGAATAGATGTCATTTCAAATGACATTCGAGGTAGAGTAATTGCAATTGGTTTATTTAAATCTGCTTGCTGTTCTATTCTTGCTAGAAATTTTTGAATTGGACCATATGCTAAAGGAACTCTCATCTCATTATAAACATCACCATCTCCATCCAGATGTTTAATATGAATTTGGTTAAAAAGAGTACCAAAAGCAATTATAGTTTTTCTGATAATTTGATGATAATAATAAGTTCCTAACATTAATAGTTACCAAATGGATTTGACTCTGAAAAATCGATAATTGAATCTGCTTCTATTTCAATTTGATCATTATCATCATATTTATCTTCAAACTTTGCGTCATTTATTCTTTCTAGAGAATAAATAGCAGACGATCCTTGTCCTACAATAATATCTCCTGGTAAGAAAGTCCCATCAGTTGTACCAACTTTAAGAATATTAGTATCTTTATTCCATGTTTTAACTCTTGCAGTTGCATTTGATATAGATCCAGTTACAACTTCATTGAAAATAAATGTTCCGATTCCTGTTAAAATTGGAGGAGGTGAGATTGTTACTGATGAATTTGAGGTATAACCAATTCCGGCGTCATAAAGTAATATTTGAGAAACATTACCAACACTACTAATTGATACTTTTCCGACTGCAGTTATAGCTAGACCTACAGTTGGTGCTCCAAATGTGATTGTGGGACTAGTTGGATATCCAATTCCACTATTACCTATACTTACGGATGATATTCCAGCATAGTTTGAAACTAAAACGCAGGTTGCTGCAGCACCAACACCTACTCCCGTTATCGTTACTGATGGTGCTATAGTATATCCTGCTCCAGTATTTGTTAATAGAATCTCTTTAACTGAACAAACACCATTAATACACTGGGTTATAGCAACCGCAGATGCATTGACTCCTCCTGCAGGAGCTGAAGAAATTGCAACTGTTGGTATAGAAGTATATCCATGACCATCATTATTTAAAATAATTTTTCTAATATATCCAGTTGTTGTTATAGCAATACCAGTTGCTTGCACACCCAAAGAAATTAGTTTTAATGCTGTAATATATCCTCTATTTTCAAGAGTTGAATCTATTTCATCAACTGTTGTATTAAGATTATTCCAACCACCCATTTCATCTTCATATTCAAATAGTTCACATTTTAACTCATAAACATATAGTTTACCTAATTGATAAAAGGGATTTTCATGTTCTACAAACTTAACTTCAAATAGTCTTTGACCTAAAGGAAAATAAATTAAATCCCCTTCTCTTGGTCTAGAAGCAATTTCAATTTCTGGATCATTTGAGTCAAGAAACGGAGAAATAAAATCTTCAAATCTTTCTCTGGAAATGACTAAACTTACTTCATCTTTTAAATTCATTCCAAATTTTGTTAGAATGTCTCCCTGACCACTATAACCATCATAATTATTAATGTATGCTTCAATTGCAAAATTGTCGTCAAATTTTGAAGCAGAAACTTCCTTTATAATAGTTTCTTTTCTAACAAATTTTCTTGGAATATAGATAACTTCAACTCCATAAATACGAAGTTGTTCATTTATCAACTCTTGAACTAATCTTTGTTCGTTAGGTGATCCTTGTAAAAAGAAGGGATTTAGTGCCATTATCCAATAAAATCGTAAGGAGGAAGTTCGTAATCTGTGGACATTTTTTGTATAATATCATCTAATTCTTTTTGCCCATCTTCATAAAGTTCTCTACCATTTAATTCAATACCACCTGGAAGTCTAACTCCCCTGAATTTAATTAAATTTTGACCCCACTGTCTTTTCATCAATGCAGTCAAATATTTTTTTAGAAAACTATCATTATATACTTTAGTAAAAGTATTTGGATCTAAAATTCTATAACAATCAATAACTATAAATGTATCTTTTGCTTTTGCATTCCAATCAATATCCAAATATAATCTATTTTGCCTCTTATTGAATCTTATTTGCTTATCAGTTGAAAGTAAAAAATCAATATCTTCAAGATATGTCTTTACCATTGCATATTGTAGAAGTTCAACAGAATTGAAGTAATATAAATCATTCAAAAATAATTGATATTTGATACTCCACATTCCAGCAGAGATGGAACTAGTATCAAATTTGAATACTTTTTCTATACCAATAATAGAATCGGGAACTTGAATAAAATTTGAATTTTCATAGAAATTAAAAGTAGTGGTTCCTATTCCTGAAATATTTGCAGATCCTGTAGTTGTTACAATACCTACACCATTTGTATATTGTGCTTTTCCTCTGTTAACATCTTCATCGGTAATTTTATATTTTAAGTACATTCTTTCAACACCATCAAAATGACGTTCTTGAAAATATTGAAGGGCATCGTCAACTAAATCATCTATTTGATCATCTGCCAGATTAATTTCCAAAACAGGAGCGCCCAAACGTCTTAAACAATAATCTATCAATTCTTGTCTAGTTGTAGGTTTTGACATTAATAGGATCCTCCGTCTATTACATTTGACCAGGTTGGAATTCCTGATGCATTAGTTGAAAGTATATAGTTAGTTTCACTAATTGCAGATGATGTTGTTCCCGTAGATACTAACTGATCATTAGCATCAAAATATGCAATTCCATATGCTTGACCTGGTGAGTAATAAATTGATTGCGCTACTGTAAGAATGCCAGAAATATAACCATTTCTTGCATTAAACTCATCAAATACTAAGTCATTGCTAACATATAAATCTCCATCAACATATAAATTGTTAAGAAAAGTTGCAACTCCAACAAAAGTTGAAACTCCACTTACATAAAGTTGACTTATAGATGAAATGCTAATATTTGCATTACTTATATCGGCATTTGATAATGTAGTAATTCCAGAAACATTTAAATTAGTATTACTAAGGTTAGTAATAATCCCTACAGTTGATTGTAGAGTTGAGATAGTTCCAATTCCTGAAATAATAATATTTCTACCAAAAATCTCATCTAAACTAACGTCATTAGTTACATATAAATTAGCGCCGATATAGAGATCATTTGCAAATGATGATATACCAGTAAAGGTTGAAACACCGCTGACACTTAACTGTGTAACTGATGCTATACCACCTATTACATTAACTGAGTTAGTTGCGTTATCCGCAAAAACAGAACCACCAGCAACTGATGATAATATCTTGACAGTATTTTGTTGACCAACTCTAACTTTTATGTCGGGCATTATCGAGTGACTCCCTCTCTGACAAGGACCATCCCCTCAATCACTCTACTTTTAATTGAGTTTCTAGTAATTACTACATCATACACGTATCTACCAGGTTTTAAATTAGTTGTTTGTGCAGATGATAAACTAACTATTATTTTTCCTAAATTAGATGGTGTAGAAATTGAAGTGGTAAAATCAGTAGCCGTTGAACTTCCAGCATATTTTCGCATCTGAGCAGTTGCTGTATATCCAGTAAGATCGAGAGCAGAATTTGTGTCACTGGTTTCTAAATTAAAGGTCTGAGAAAAATCAGACCCAGCATTGATTACAAGATTATTGACATATACAGCTGCCATCTATTTTATAAGCTCTACTTTTTATTTATACCTATATCAAATCGAGAGATGCTATTACCTCTTGCTGTTTAAGATACAATTTGCAATACAACTTTGCAAAATTTTTTAGTTCATTTTCATTCATTTCATCAATAACACGAACATGCTTTTCATACTCAAATAATTTATCAATCGTCTCTAAAGCAATTTTACTTGGATCCATTTACTATTTCTCTCAATAAAGATTTAATTTCGTCAATGTCTTTTTTCATTTGTTCTATTTCATATTTTTGTATCTCCCTATTATTTTTTGCATTCATATATTGATTATATGATTGATTATCCACATTAAGAATAGCACCGCTATTCTCATCACGATATAAATTAGGAAAACCTTTTACTGGAATCATTATGCTAAAGCAATACTTCTTAAATCTTTAAATCTTGGAGAATATGCTTGATTTGTTCCAGACATCACTATTTTAATCGTATAACCAGTAAAACTTCCAAGATTATTAGCGGTAAATTCATATTCTAAAAATTGGTCATTTAAACTTTCTGGAACAAAAACATCTGGAAGACCATTATTATTTGCTGGATTTATAATATCTAAATAACCATCTTGATTGTTATCCACTGTTAGATTGTTGTATCCAGGAAATAAATCAAATGAAGGTGTTATTTCACTTGAATCTGGACGTATCAAACTATATAATACTCTAAAGTCTGCTGAAGAGTGTCTATAAGCACTTACAATCACTTTGAGCGCAGATGCTGGTTGTGCTAGTCTTATTGTGTTAGAAACGTAAACAGCAGCGTGTGGATCCTCTATTATATTATTAGATCCATTTTCTCCAGCATAATCTTGAATTGGTTTATTTAATCTATTGCTTAATAGCTCTACAGAAGATTCTTTCCAGAAAACTAATGGGGAAAGATTTGAATCTGTGGTAGATAAATCAACCTTCATGGTAAATGATTTATTTCTCAAGAATGATGGTGTATTCAAATATTGTAATTCGTTTACATTTGAACATACAATTCTAGTAGAAGATAGTTTATTTTCAACTCCAAGTTGTACGTTTTCATAAGTTTGGTCAATAAATGATGATTCATTACCATCAACGCTAGTTCCACTAACTGTTCTAATTTGACCAGTTACTGATGTAGAAGAACCGGGATTTAAAATTGCAAGATGTGGAGTTATACTATTAAATTGAATATTTTCAGTTGCCTTCACAATGTTTCCACCACACGATAATTCACCATTGAATGAAAGTTGTGGAAATCCTGTTGGGGAATTATCTGAATTTCTATTGATTGCATTTGAGTCAAAATTTGTTCTATCTACTTCAACATAATAAGTATCAATATCATTTTTACTATCACTTATTGTATGTGTTTTGTTTATTCTTCTTAGAGATACTCCTCCAAGTTCATACTTATATACTAATGAATTTATATTATGAGTACTGACTAAAGTAGAATCTATGCCTCTTCCAGTAAGATTGAGAATTCCGACTCCAACAGTATATTTCATAATTTCATCATCAATTTTTATATAACCTGGATTGGTAACACCATCGACAGGCATACCTTCAAATGTTGAGAAATTAGATGTCGAAGCAACGCTAATTGTTACATCTGTTAATGTAACAGGTAAAGTTAATTGAGATGGAGATACATCACTTTCAACATTTGATAGTGAAACTTTATTACCACTAGAATACATACCATGATTATAATGATTAACTTTAAAGAAGTTTCCTGAATATACTCCACCTACTGAAGTAGATGAAGTAATTGTAGTATTTGCAAGAGAAACTAAATTTCCAGAAAAATCATAATATGACAAAGTTGCTATTCCAACGTTAAATGAATTTCCCTGAACATTTGATAAGTATAATGTATCAATACCAGTTCCTATTCCAGTGATTGTAATACGAGCATTACTTCCTCCAACAGGACTTACTGATGATGTAACAATTCCAACAACATCACCAACCTTGTAACCATTTCCTGGATATGGTGTAGATACAGCAACTCCAGTTATAACTCCACCAGAAGCAATAATGTTCAATCTCAAACCACTTCCATTTCCGGTAATATTATAAGTTTGAACTCCAGGCGTTGTAGTATAATTAAATCCTCCCGTAGTTAATCCAACAGAAGTAACAGAACTTCCAGTTCCAACAACATAACCATAATTATATGTTGCAGATTGAACAGAAATTTTTCTACCACTTGTTAATATTCCAATTATACTAGAGTCGGTAATTGTAGTTATGCCTAAATTAACTTTTCTAGGTAAAATTGTTATTGGATTTGAACTTAATGTTGGAACATAACTATTACTTTGATCTAATGTTGGATTTTGAAATAATATGCTACCAATTTTTGATGTGAAATTTGCTTTGTATAATTTAAATTTCAGATCCTGATAATCATTTGGAGTCCACTCTCCACCATTTTGAGATTTATACAATCTACCAATTGCAAATTGTCTAGAATATCTTACTGCTTGAGAATCGGGCAGAGTCCTAGTTTCTATGGTCTTCTCTCCCATTTCTGCAATCCAAACTTCATACTCATCACTCTGAGGGGCAAGGAGGACAATTGCATATTGCAATCCTGCTTCTAGATAAATTGGATATTCAAAAGTAACTCTTGTAGGTATAGATGCATTTGTAGATGTATTAATATCACTTGGCCTTAAAGTTACTGATTTTCCAACAATAGTTCTTGTAGGAGTACCTAATTCTACGGTTCTTACTTCAACTGTTAATGGAGCATTTCCACTATCTTTATTTGCAAAAAACAAATCAACTGCAGTTAAATAAGCTCCGTTAGCATCATCATTTGGTTTTAAACCATTTCCAGATTCTGCTACTCCACCAACAGTAAAAGATTGAGCAAGAGGATCAACATAATAAATTGATGTTGTAGTTGTTATAACTCTTTGTCTTTCTTCCCAAGTTCCTTCAGATTTATAAATGGTTTCTGCTGAAGAAATTAAAGTGCTTCCTGGTAATGGAATTTGATTTGTTGAACTTGATGATAATTTATAAACCTTTGAACCAGTTGTTATTCTGACTGATGGTGGTGGAGTTGTATTTGGATCTTTTAAGAAGAAAGATCCTGATAAAAATCCATTAACATCAGTGATTAATCTTAGATCTTTTACATATGCTTCTGCACCACTAGTTTGTCCAACTAATTTCATACCAATATCCAAGTATCCAGAATATAATCCCTGAGTTTGGGCACATAAAGATGAGATATCAATATTCAAAGTTTTTGATGATGCACTATATGCTGAAGGAATAGTTTCTGAAATTGCGTATGGATTGGTTGTATATGTAATTGATGGATTGTTAAATGCACCTTCTTTATGATTTGACGATGCAACTCTGAATGAAATTGCTTGTTTTAGTGTTCCAGAACTTGAATTTGTCCATCCAATTACAGTTTCTCCAACTTGGAAAGCAGCGGAAGATCCATAATTTTGAAGATTACTATCAGTGGAAATTTCAACAAGTTTTGGAATAAATTGAACACCACTATTTCCATCTAAAAATTGATAAACTCTAGTTAGTGGTTTCATGTTTACCGCAGTGAATCCAGTGTTTCTGGATCTCATATAAAGTTCTGCCCCAGTATTTCTTAGTACATCTTCAACATTTCTATTAACTGATGATCCAACAACTCTAAAAGTTCCGGTTGCTCTTAACCAAATCCAATTTGTTTGATTGATGTTAACATCTTCTAATCTAATTGTTCTGACCCAACTATCACTGGATGGATTTAATTTGATAGTTCCACTATAAGAAATAACGTTAAACGGATTTACATTTTCCACCTTTGTAGCAAATGTTTGTTCAATCCAATCTATCTGTTGATATTTTAATGTAATAGCATCGCCACTTTTTTGAACATTCGAATCATATAATTCAAAATTAGTTTCTAGATCTAAATTTTGATCTGTAACATTTTGAGATGGGACAGGTCTAAGATTTAAACTATTTTTTGATATTCTTGTGATTAATTCATCATTATCACTATCAATTTCAATCTTTGATAGTTGAGTATTAATCAGACTAGTATCCTTAAAATCGTCTACAAAAAATCCCGTTTTAAATCTGTTGAGACCCTGTGCATCTTGTATTTGTAATGTTTGAGTATTAATCTCAAGTAAAGATAATGATGTTACTCTTTCTAGATTTTCAACTCTATCTTCAATTTTGCCAATATCCCGCATAGTATATCTTCTATTATCTGCTAAAGATACTAATGCATCTTTAGGATTATAAAGATATGGTGGCAATGTAATAGTAGCAATTTCCATTACATCATTTGGTTTATTTGGTTCTTTTGGTGTAATTGATGGTATCCCCTTAAGAACGGTAAATACTCCAAATTTATCCAGATATAGCTTATCAATTCTTCCAAGATAATATTGATAACCAATTACTGCACTTTCATTTGGAGACATAATAATCTTTGGTTCTATTCCAAAAGATCTAGAAGCAAAATCAAATGGTGATGAAGTTATTGATGTAAATGGCGATACTCTTGGTCTAAAGTCCAAAGTATCAGATGCTCTTATGTTACTTTTATCAATATATGGAATATCTGAAGAAAATCTTTCTGCAGCATAACTATTAACAGTAAATACATCTCCAGTATCATTAGATGGAACTGAATAATGGTCAAATACTATTAAAAGTTGTTTAGAAGGAGGTGATTCTTCATTTCTTCTTACAATTCTTGAATAATCATAATATTGCTCTTTTTGTCCCTTATCTAAAGTATACTTTGAAGTAATATTTCTGTAAGTGCCAATTATAATCGATGAAATATTTGTATTAATATTTGATTCTTCAAAAGTTACAATTTCATTAGTTACAAATTTACTATCATTTAAATAAACAATTCCTAATGTATTTGCTGCTGGTTTTGATACTATTCTCGCTATTGCATCGCTAGTTCTGCCTATAATATTTTCCCCAATAATTGCATTAGTATCGACATTTGCAATTGAACTAAATGTAAGTCTATCTAATGAAGGTGAATTTGCATCTAAAGACTCATATATTGCAATAACTTTGACAACATCAGGATAATTTAAACTTATTTCTTCATCTTGAATGCGTAAACCATAGTAAGGATTATAAGTAAGTCCATCATTAATTGATGTATTAACACCAACTCCAGATCTAGGATCTTTTGATAATGTTACACTAATAGTTTGTGATCTGTTAAATTGTTTTATCTTACTTTGAATTTTATTTTTTACAAAAGTTGCATTGATTACTGAAATATTTTTGTTTTGAATATTTGAAAATGTAATTTGATTTGATCCTGCATTTAAAGTAACTTTGTCAGAAGTTAATGATTCAATACTTCCATCTTCATAAAAAATAGAATATCTTTCTTCATCAAAAACCTGAAATTGTGCAGTTGTTGAATTAATTCCTAAATTAAATTTTCCAGTATCTACAGTTAATGTACTGGCAGATATTCCAGTAAATGATGTATTAGATTGTGCAGTAAAAGTAATTGTAGATGTGCTTAAGTCTGTTGAAGAAATGTTAGAGTTTGGTATCTGAGCATATAAAAATCCTTGCTGATCATTTTTAATTTTAGATAAACCAATAGAATATGGAACGCTAATCGTTAGACCTATACCAGGAAGAGATCCATCGCAAACTCCAGAAATAGTTGGAACAGCTTCCAACGTCATTGAATTTAAAGCAGGAGAAATTGAAACTACGCGATTATAAATCTCTGTAGATATTCCAGGTCTCTGATATCTAATAATATTATCAGTTTTTATTCCACTAAAAGTTGCTGGTGCTGCTACAGTTGCTGTACTAATTCCATTTCCAGCAGCAGTAATTGTAATAATCTCTGATCGTAATCCTCTATCTAATTGAGTATCACATATAAATGCTGTTGTAAATCCTGAAACAGAAGTTGGTTGATGGATAGACTTTACATCTTCAATTTCAAATGTTTTTACTGCAGCAATTGTCCTTGAAATATTATCTGAACCATTTATTAAAATTTGTTCTCCTATTGAAAAAGTTCCGGATGTTTGGCGAATGTTAATTAGATTTGTTCCTGATCCAGCAGAAACTGTATACCCACTTGCCCCGCTGCTTTTACCTTTGATAAAAGAAGTCGCTGGAATTTCTATAGACGAGACTGATTGATTTAATCTAAGTTCTGTATATGTTTGAATGTCATACAAATACAAATCCCAGTTTGTAGATGCTCCACTATATGCAGCATCTGTTACATTAAAACTATAAACTCTTGCAGATCCAATTGTTGTCCCAGCAGCAACTATATTTCCCGAATTACCAATACTACTTTTTCTACGATTCTGAAAGAATATTTCTTGCCTTTGTTCTGGCGATCCACTTACATTATTAACTCTTAACAAATTTCCCATTTCAAATGGAATATTTGCAGAAGAAACAGATTGTTTTGTTCTTGGTTTTTCTACATCTATAATTTCAATACCAGTTTTTTCAATATCATATCCTCTAACATACGCTTTACCTGGAGAAAACTTAACACACATCAAATCATCTGATGGTGTTGCATCCTGATCTGTTTTTTCTGTTGCGAAAAATAATCCATCATTTCCTAATCTATCATTTAGCGAATTATTTAATGAAAATTGAAATGGATTAACAACATAATCCCCAGATTCATCATATGTTCTCTGGGCTAAGTAATCTTTAATTAATGAGTAACTTGATTTTATTTCTATTTTCTTGATTGCACCATCTTTTACTCTTAGTAATTCAATAAAATCAGTATCATTAGTATCTGTTAGTAGTTTTTTAGATAGTGTTGTAGAAATTTTAAATCTATCTGCTCCAGGAGCAGCGTAATTTGTAAAACCTTTTGCATTGTCATATAATGCAGAATCATCTTTAGCGGTAATAATTTGTTCAGTTACTTTTAGACCAACTCTATAAGATGGAGTATTGGTGTAATAGTCTAAAATTATTGTTTGCTTTGGAACTCTTACAAAAGTGCCTCTAATAAAATATACACCATCATTAATTGATACTGCAGATCCAGTTACAGTTGCATTTGAAGAAATGGTCGTAGCAAAAGGTGTATTTGCTATTATTGATCCTACATTTTCAGATGCAGTTAATAATTCATTATCACTAAAAGGATTAATTTCAAAATTTGAATCAGAATTTAAATATTTTACATAAAGAGTTGGGTATTCAACATCAGAATTAGGAAGTTGAACTAATTGAACTACCGCTGTAACACCTGATATTTGACCTGTTATCTTTTTACCAACAAAATTTGACAAATAAGAAGTTAAATTAACTCCATATTGTTGTGTATTTAATTTTACTGCAGTAAATTGATCATCAAAGGTAATATTTCCTGGAATAACCAAAGATCCTTCTTTGAAAATATGACTCCCAAAAGTTTCTACTTGATCTTGTAATATAGATTGAAGAGTATTTAACTCTCGTGCTTGTATTGGTTTGCCTGGATTAAAAAGAACTTTATAATAATTTTTATCTCTTGCACCGATATTTTGTTCGGCAAAGTCATCAAAATATGGACTTACATTGAGATTAGTTTTTTGAGCCATCTTTTAAAATTCCAGGATAATTTTAACGTCTTCTTTTTGTCTAGAATTTCGAGAAACTGTTGATCTATTATCAATATAAATTATATCTCCCGACTTATTATTTATCTCTGGATTTGCAAGTCCATTAGTAAATTCAACTCCAAGATTTATAACTTTATTTGAAATAGTTGTAGTTATTCCAGAAAATCCACTAATTGTTCCATTCCATCCACTGGGGAATTTATTGACACTTGTAATTGTATTAAATCCAACTGATTTTCCGGAAGAATTGAAAAACGTAGACATGCCTACAAAATCAGTATGTCCAATTCCACCGCCACCACTAAAATATATAGATCTATCCGAATAATATTTCAAAACATTTGTTTCAGAGTCATAAGAAACAACATAACCTAATGCTTTTTTTCCATCCGATTGAATTTGCTGTATCTTATCACCTACTGCTGGTGTTCCACCAGTAATAGAACTAAATCTCATAGAATAAACACCAGAAAAATCACTTTGAGTATAAACTGAAGTGTTTATCCCTGTTGAATCAAATACAGTTGGATTCTTTATGATTCCAACTTGAGAAAATTTAGAATCTACTGGAAAATCTTTTGTTGAATCATCAAACCTTGCATAGATTAAAATTTTATCTGCACCAAGTTCTTTATATAAATCAAATCCATGACCCTTTGAAGGTGGGATGATTGGAATTAATTCTGCAAAAACTCCATCATTTCCAAGAGCACCTTGTTGAGTTGCTAAATCAACTAAAGCAAAAGTATAATTTTTTCCACCAGATGTAACAGTAACATCTGTAATTTTAGTTGATGCGTCTACAGTGACTAAAACTGTTCCATTAGATCCATCACCAACTAAATTGCAAGATCTAGTTCCTGAAGCATATCCAAGACCTTGATTTTTAATATAAACTTTTTTAATCTGATTTTCGTTAAGATCAGAATTTCCATTTTCTCTTACTGATACAATTTGAGAATTAGTGGAAGTTTGCCAATCATTAGGAAGAGTTATATACTCTGTTGAATCGAACTTAATAATGTCTGATGGGGAAATTGTGTAAAGATATTTCCAAGAATATCCATCACTTAATTGTGTTGGTTCTAAATCTGTAAAAGTTGGTTCTATTTGAGAAGCATTCCCTGTACTATTAATTCCAGAAGAACCATTGTCAATGCAAATATAAATTCTATAATCAGAATTTATAACATAATAATTTGTATCATATAATCTTAAAGAACCTGCTACTGGAGAACGATTTAAATCACTATAATCTGGGCGATACATCTCATATTTTTGTCCAGAATTCCAATCAACTTTTCTAATTACTCTTCTTATATTTGCACTTGTTATTTTTTTACCAAATAGAATAGTTGAATTATAATGATTTAAATAATCAATATTATCAGTTGGATTTGGTGGTATAGTATCCCAAGTAGCACTTCTTCCAAATCCAGATGCTGTTGGGTTGGATAATCCAACAAAAACATAATAAGAATTTGAAGAGTCGTTAACAGAATCTACAAAATTAGATGCATTAAGTATTCTAAACTGATCTGTTACAATTGCAGGCATTTGAATATTGTTTTTTCTATATTTATACTATGTTATAGATCCTTTTTAATTGCACCAGTATTTCTTAATCCATAATTTCTTCTTTGGATGGTTGGGAACGTGGTTAATCCTGAATTAACCGTAAATCCAGAAATACCAATTGAAATTGGAGTTAACGATCTTGTTAGTGAAGATAATTTACCCCAAGAAAACTTACCAACATTATCACCCGTAGTTGCAATTCCAACTATTGAAGTTTGAGAATGAATATTACATGTAACCACACCCGCAGAAATTGCACTTATTCGGTAAATGTTATCTACGCATATAGTACCAATCCCGATCACATCAGTATTTGAATTTATAATAGAAGTAACACCATTTCCAACTATTGTATCATAAACAAAAATATAATCACCAATAGAGAGAGATGGTACTAATGAATCAAAGTTTTGTGCAGTAAATCTAAGGGCCAAATCTGTTCCAATACCGACTGTTGTTCCAATACCAGTTAGATTTCCAGATTTACCTGCTACTGCGGTAATGTTGGTGATATTTTCATAAGTTGGATCTGGTAAAGGAACAAGAACTTGTGGTGGATTTGACGTTGTATAACCAAATCCCGGATTATTAATTGTAACTGCAGATAAAGAACCGTTAACTATACTAATTGATGCATTTGCTGTAGTCCCAATCCCAACACCTATTCTCATTGGAGACGAAATGCTTACATTTATAGACGCACCTACATAACCACCACCAGCATTATTAATTGATAATGACTGAATTGTTCCTGCAATAGAAACAACAGCAGTAACAGCAGCAGATACTGGATCTGGAGTGCCAGAAATAATTAATGCATTAAAATCTGGAGTTATTTCCGATTCATAGTTAAAGAATTCTGAATTATCGACATATATTGTACCATCTGTCGATGTCAAGTCTTTAATAATTTTAGCAGTTGGATAAATTTGAGGTTCAATAGAATCTCTAGATTTAGAAATTAATTCACCATCGATGACCTTATCTACTTTTTGTTTTGTCCAATTTAGTGGTTTGAAGTTACTAGCATCAATACCTTGAAAACCATATGGTGATGTTTCTATAATATCTGATGTTACTATTCCAGAAATTACTCTAGAATTTTGTGTAGTTGTAATTCCAGAAAGTAAATTGTTACTTAAAATTTGAATATCATCACCAGGTTTAAGAGTTTCAAAAACTGTTATATATTCACTATCTAAAGAACTTCCCCTATAGAAATAAATTGATATATTATCTTCTACTTTAGGTGGTTCAGTAAATGTAAACGAGGTTCCTCCATTAAATTGATATGCAACACCTGGTTGCTGAAGAATTCCATTGATAAAAATTACTAATAATGTATTAAAATCGATTAATTGAGAGTCTTGATCTTTTGAATTTTTCTCAAAACTTAATAACTGTGAGTTGTAATAAAGTGGGAATCTAACTCTTAGTCCGTCTTGTAAATTTTTAATTGAATCAATGTAATCTAATTCACCAAACTGCCAAGCAGAGAATGAGTCTGTAAAAGTATCAACAACTGTTAATTTAAATTCCGAAATAGGTGAAGATAAACCATATGCAGTTACAAGTCCAACGACCTTAACAACATCTCCAGGTTTAAATCCATATCCATTTCTTACAATTTCAAAATTAGTTACTTCAAAGAGTGTTGATCCAATTCCTGTAGTTGAACATGCACCAACATCAACATTTACTAATAATCCTGTTCCACAACTAGTTGTTGTCCCTATTCCTAATCTAGAAACTCCAATTACTGTTAAATTACTATAACTTGGAGCAGAAACATTAATTGTTGGATTTGTGTATCCACTCCCACCATTAACAATAGTAAATGAAAGAGTTCCTCCAGCACCTACGTTTGCTGAAATTATTGATCCATTACCAGTAGAGTCGGTAACCGCTACAGAAACTGGATTTGTATATCCAGATCCCCAATTACCTGTTGTTCCTATTCCAATAGATGTAATTATACCTCCAGAAATAATAGATGTAACAGATGCTCCAACTAAAGGAGCATAACCTAATCCAGGAGTTGATCCTAAAGATACAATTACACCACCTCTTGGAAGTTGATTTAAATTTATATCTGATTCTGAAACTATAAGTGACCCATTTGTTGATGTAATTCCTGAAAATACTATACTACTAACACCAACTACAGTATCCTCAAAAATTCTGAAGTTATTGTTTATATTATTTTCTGTGGTTGGAGTTTGATAAATTCCATTAATTAAAACAATTCCATTTCCACCTATAGTTCCCAATCCAATAGTGTTTCCTCCACCAACAGTTAATTTATAAGTCTGTCCTATTCCTGTGAAATTTTCAGAAATGTTATCATAAACTACATTTGAAGTATAATCTTTTCTTAAAAATACTCTACCATTAAAGTATGATTTTGCCTCAGGAAGTTCATCAAAATCGACAAGTAATTGATCTTCTAAACTTCCTTGTGGAGGATATGTAAAATAAATAGCACTCTTTGAAATATTAAAAGATCCTCTATAAACAGACGCAATTCCCGAGTTTGAATGTGAAGTTGCCGAAGATCCAACAAAACCTCTTTTAACGCCAACTAATGGGAATGTCCCTGCAAAAGAAATTGGTCCGGAGTATGTTGTGCCAAATCCAACATTTTCAACTTTCATATATTCGTTATCAATCTTAAGAATATCTCCAATAAGAATTGAAGATATACCACTTAATGCAAAGAATGTAGTTGCTGCACCAATAGAAGTACCATTATTAACGGTATAATTTAATAAAGAGTATGATATTGGAGATTGAATTATATTATCAATTGTAATAATTGATTTTTCATTTTTCTTGACCATTTCCAATTCATGTGCATTACCAAGACCAACTGAAGTAAATGTTACCGCTATTCCAGCTGCGGCATATTCTTTTCTGGTTGCTATTTTAAATTTATCATTATTAATTTTAATTGCATATACAACTGGAGGAAGAAGATTGGTAACGACTCCAACATAATTTAAAGTAGATCCAATTCCAACTGAAGTTGCAGCAACTCCAATAAAAGTTGAATTTGGTCTGTAAATTAATTCTTCACCTGTACTAAAGAAATGATTTGAAATATTAAAGTTTCCAGTTGATGGTTCTAATACTAAAGAATTTGAGGGATCAAAAGTTTTCATGAAAATTGGCACGCCATTATATTTAAGATCAAATTGAAGAGTATTAATATCATCATCATTAATAGCAAAGTACTTAGAAACTCCAACTGATTCTAAAACATTACTATATTCTAAATTTGGAGCAATATTTACATAATCATTTTCTCTATAAAAACTTTGATTAAAACTTAAAATTTCAAAAGTTCCTGAGAATCCTGCATCAGGATAAAATTTCAATGATACTGTTGATCCAGATATTTCACCACCAAAAGTTCCTATTCCAGAAGTGCTTCCTATTGATAAGAATGGATATTGAGTTGTATAAACATTATTAGAATCTGAAATAAGCATTACTTGATGTAATGCACTTGTTTGACCAATACTTACCTTTAAAACTGATTTTACTGCATTAAATTGTGTAGACTGATATGAAATAATAGTTGATGCTGATGAAACATTTGTATATAATGAATCATATTTCACAGTATTTTCATATCCTTCAAGTTGAGCTGGTTGTTTAAATCTATATGTCCCTATACCAGATCCAGATGCAGTTGTTCCAAATCCAATATTTTTGGATCGAATTGTTATACTATTGGTTGAAGTATTTGTGCAGGTTAATGATAAAATACCACTTGGACTAATGGAAGCTCCAAATGATCCAATAAAATTAGAACTCATTCCATCTTCACTATCAAAATAAAATTCTGATATATTTGTATCTGTACCATTATGATCTACAAAAAGTTCAACATAATTCATTTCATTAGTTACATTATCAATTAAATGAATTTCAGAATGAATAGATTCTATTACTGCAGCACTTGATTCTAATAAAATTGCAGTTGAACCTGAAGAAACTGTAGATGTTGTTCCAGTGAGATTAATAAATCCTATAGAAGCAGTGCCTACACCTGAAGTGTAATTTGTAAAGGTGGTATTTAAATATTTTATATTATAAGATGTATTGTATCCTTCTCTAGGAGTAAACTTAAGATAGTAATCTCCAGTGCTATCATCAATGTATCCATAAACATCTCCAATACTATTTGAAATATAACCAGTTTCAATTGAAGATCCTACAGATATTGTTCCTTTTTCTAACGTAATAATATTGGAATTATCATTTAAGACTATTACTTCATTAAATTGAGATTGGGAATAGTCCTTACTTGATATTTGTACGAGATACTTATTATACTTTCTAGAAGAAATGATATCTACAATTTTTGCAGAAGTATCTAAATCAAGTGCCTGGTCGGAGGTTGAAAATTCAGAACTAATATCATCAATTTCAAGAACTCTGTTTGTTCTGCATTCAAAATAATTTGATAGTCTTTTATTTTGGAGTTTTACAAATCTAGAAATATTTTTAGTTTGATTCACATCAAAATCCTGAACAAAATCAAAATTATTAATTGTATCTACTCTATTTTCATCTATAATATTGTAGTAAGAATTGACATACTCTTCTACATTTGTTGTTCCAACACCAACATTCTGAATAATTTGAGTATCTGCAAAGTTTTTGAGACCACTTGGATGAAGTATTCCATTTACAGGACTTACTATATCAATCCATTCTTGATTACTTTTTACAGTATATGATAAATTTTGATAATAATCATTATCAGATATGACTTGAGTATCTTCATCTAATTTACCAATATTATCTGACCATCCAATATTTTGAACTGATGAATAATCAATGATAAATTGTCCGGTTGATTCTTTAACTTCATTAATTGTAGCGATTGAACCAGATTGAGTTCCGCGTATAATTTGACCTTTTTCTAATTCATATGATCCCGAAGTCTTAATATAATTATTATTTGATTCTGAAATTTTTAAATCTTTTTCAATAAAATTACTTTGTTCTTTTATTTCTAGCGATTCTCCAATAATAAAATTTGAAAAAACTTGATTAAAGTTAAATGATGGATAATCACTGTAGTTAATAATTCTTCCATAATTATTATCGAGTGTTTTTGCAATTCCTGGATTTGTTGTTAAACCTGATAAATTAAATCTTACAACTGCTGGGGTACTTGATGTTGATGCAGTATAACTAGAAACTGTAAAAAATTGATAACCATAATTTTCAGAATTTAGTCCATCTCCTTCAGTTCCATACTTTTCAATTCCCTCTACATAAATTTTATCACCAACTGCAAATGGTTCTACACTAAAACCAGATGATGGTGATAGTAAAGAACAAGTTACTATTCCAGATGATGAAGATTGTATAGAACTAATACCAACTCCATTTGAATTATTAATTACTTTCATAGTAACAGGATTTTCAGGCAATCCCTTTGGTTCAATAATAACATTGACTGATGTAATTACATTTGCGGATAAATTTGCTAGAATTAATCCCGAATCAATTTTTTCTCCAGTATCAGAATTTACTAAAATTATATCTGGTGCTGAAATATAATTTTTTCCACCATATGTAACATTAACTTCCTCAATTGTTTTTGAATTTTCAATAGTTAAAAACTTAGGAATAGATGCTTCTGGTCGCAAAGTTTTATCTGAAGAATATTCAAAACCTTCATTTAGAATTCTAATTTCATTAATTTGTCCAACATAATCTGATTTTGGTATAATATATGCACCTGTTCCTGAAATTGAATCAATTCCTTCGAATACTGGTAACTTTTTAAAATTGGATCCTGCTGAAATTGTCCTAACCTTAGAAACTCCACCAGAAGCACTTGCAGAAGTTGTAGTGTATTCTAAACTATCACAATCACTTTGAGTATAATAATTTTTCTCTGGTGATTTTGTTAATGAAATACTAAATGTTGTTGTCCCAACTCCAGAAATATTGTAAGAACCATTATAATAACTATCAATAAAATTAATTTGAGAATAATTTTGAACTTCTTTATCAGCAGTGCTAATGTAACCAGATTTCTCTAAGGCATAGAATAGTTGAGTTGGTAAACCTTCACTATAATTAATTGTTAGCGAAGCATTGGTTGATATCCCAACAGTTCCTAGACCACTTACAGAGAATGTGGATGTAGATCCTATAGAAATAAATTCATCCTTAAATTCCTGATCATAGAATATTTTAAACTTATAACCAGATAGAGAAGAATCCGTTAAATTGAATACAAGGTTATTATTTTTGATTGTAGGAATTGCTGGATTGATTTGAGCAAAAGTTGCAGTTGTAAAAGAAAAATTATTGACTATGAGAGGAGGATTTGAAATTGAATCAAGATACGTTTCACAAATATTAATGGTATCTTTATCAATTTTATAAACAAAGTATTCTTTTTTATTGTTTACAAAATAATCTAAGAAAATTTTATTGCCCGTTTCGAGTCCATGATTTGGAATATATAAAACATTTCCATAATTTTTAACAGCTGGAGCTACATTAAATCCTAAAGCACCAGGAGATATATCTCCTGGTGCAGAGGCAAATCTTGCAATTAAAAGACCATCTCCAAGAGGTTGTACTAATCCACTACCATCAACATCAAAATAAGAACTGACTATTCCACATCTTGCGTAACATGTTGCATGTGTTGTTCTAATTGCATTTTGTGGGAATGTAATTCCAGTTGCAATATTCGGAAAAGATGCAAGTCCAAATAGATATCTTGTAATTAATACTCCATCATTATAACTTACAACTCCATCCCCATCAATATCAAATTGAGTGTAGTTATCCCAAATGTAATCATATATTTGTTGAGCATTTCTAGTTGCTGTGGGAGAAATTGCACTACTAGTCCAAGCTATTCCAACTGCAGTATCTAAAGTTACAACTCTAGTTGGGTATGTGTAACTAAATTCGGAAGCACTACCAACTCCTGATACATTACTTCCTGTAAGTGATAATGAATTAATTAGTAATTTGTTATATGCTTGATTATATTTTAATCTAACAGCAGTAGAAGTTCCAATACCAACGGAAAGATTTGGTTTTACTGAAAGATTAATTATATCTCCAGAAATGAGTTCGTGAGATGTTGAAACTGAAACTTGAGTTACAATTTTTTCAATATCACCCTTTACTTGTGTAAAGTTTGATTGTAAGGAATATTGATAATCATTAGAACCATTATTGATAAAGAACAAACCACTTGTTGATGTTGTCAATCCAATTTGAGTGACAATACCAATATGATCTACTGATTTTTTAATTATATAAACAGTTTGACTATCTCCACTTGAAGGTAAATTAAATGCCGTGCTTCCTTCAGTATTCGCAACAGAAATTGCAGATGCACTTGAAGGTTTTGTGAAAGTTACTGCTTGATTTGTTTTAAATGAATGATTTGGTAAATAAATTGATTGAGTTGGAATTGAGATGAGATTATTAGTTTGAACTCCAATGTTGTTAATAACTTTAACATCAATACCAGAAGTAGTGCCTACACCAATAGATTGATTTGCATTAAAATAAATTAAATCATTAATTTTAGATTCAAAATAATCTACAGATTTATTAACTATAAATGTGTCTGTATTGAAATATATTGGTGTTGTTGCAGTATGAGCAGCGCCAGTTGTTTCTCTAACAACTCTAAGTACATTTTGAACCGGAAAAATATTTAATACTGATAATCTTTCTGATTCTATTGTTAAACTACTTCCTATAGAAATATTTTCAGGGATATTAGAAACATAAACATCAGTAACAATACCAGCTGCTGAATATGATGGAATTTCTTGAATAATAACTGATGTATATGAAGTTACTCCTATTTGTTGAAATCCATTTAATGAAGAAAGTGATGTGGAAAAACCAGAAATGTTTACATAATCTAGATTTTCAAAATTGTGTTTTGGACTAACTTTAACTTCAACTTGATTTCCATTTTTCCAAGTGAAAATTGCATCATTATATGATGTTATTGAAGTTTGTAAGTTTGAAATTTCTTCACCTTTAATTTCAGATACTTGTGCTATTAGTCCTCCACCATTTGTATTTTCTTCATTGAATTGTAAAGTATTCCCAATTTTATAGTTATATCCAGAATTTATGATATCAAAACTATCAATTGAACCAAAAGTGACTGATTCAACAACTGCAGTTTGATTAACAATTTCGTTTGATTCAATTATAAAATCATTATCAGCATAGTTATCATTAACTTTATATGGAAATGTATTTCTGACTAAATTAGAATTATTAAAATCAAATGATTGATTTAAAGTTTTGTTTTCTGCTATAAATTTGGATCTATATCTGTCTCCAATAAAATATGGAAAACTGCCAACTACATTGTTTTCATCATCAATTATTGATGTTGCAAAATAAGCATATACTCCATTTGGAAATTCTGGAGTTATACAGTATCTTCCATTATATTCATCTAAATCTCCAGAATTTGTAAATTTGTAGTCTTCTACAAAAAATCCAGAGTTAAATCCAGATGGTCTGTTTAAAATATTTGCAGTATTTAAAGTATAACCAGATACTAATTTTTTAAGTGTTGAATTATCTTTTGGATTTTCATAACCATATGGTCCATAAATTGGATTACCATCATATGCCCATCCAATAATAGGTGAGTGAATTGTTCCATCATCAAAAAATTGAGATTGCCCCTCATACCTTTTAAATTCTGATTGAAGCGTTTGAGAATATGAAAAAACTCCATATTGCAAATTATTATATGATGATGTTACTAGATCTACTGCCTCTAAAGAAGTATCATCTATATCTTTATATAAAACATTTTTTTTAACTGTAATAGATCTTACTTGAGGATCAAGTAAAACATTTTTGCCTGCAGGGATTACTGAAATAGTGGTATTTGCAGTGGAGTATCCTGTACCAGGATTTACAACAATCACGTCAGTAATTTTATTATTAACCACAATAGCTCTCAAAGCAGCACCAGTTCCTGTGCCAGTTACAATAATATCTGGAGTTGAATAGTATTCAGTTCCACCATATTGAACAAAAACATCTTGTATTGATCCATTAATAATGTTTGCTTTAAGTTGAGCATCTTTACCATTTTTAATGGAAATAGATGGTTTTTTATGGTAGTTTAAAATTGTAGATCCATAGTCAGATCCTTTCTCATAAACATAAACATCTACAATTTCTCCACGTATAGTTGGAGTTGCATCAATAACACCTGTAATTTGAGTGCTACCAAAACCAACTGCAGAATATTCTACTTTTAAATAAATATCTGGATAATTGAAAACGTGATAACCAGAACCTGTAGATCCTAAACTAATATAATTTTTTCTTAAATAATTTGTTCTTACTGTTCCTCCAATGCCAGCATTAGATAATTTAAAAGTATCATTATCAACCTTAAGAACATAGTATTGATTTGTTGTAGTCAATCCTGATATTAAATTACCTGTACTTGAATATACAATTAATTCACCATCTTTAAAACCGTGATTTGAAAATGAGATTGTATGATTGATTGTAGAAATTCCAGTTGGAACAACTCTTAATTTTCTATTTGTATATCCACTTCCTTGATTTATGATCTTAATTTCAGATAGAGTATTTTTTGGTTCTGTAGCAAACTTATGAATACCACTTGTACCAATTGTTGTAAATCCTACAGTATTAATTCCAGATTTAAAATCCTCAAATGACTCATAAAGTTGAATTGTATTATTACTGATAAATTTGCTATAATATAATGACTCATTTTTAAGTGTCCTTCCAGTATTAGCATCTGATCCATAATAAGTGCCAATACCCAATGGAGAATTTCCACCCTGTCTATAAAGAATAGGTTGACCATCATATAAATTATGATCACTAAGAAATGTAATAGTTTCAAAAGTTGTACTTATTCCACCACCATTTGATATTTCTCTTGCATCAAATGCAATCTCTCTTCTTTTTCTTTCTACAATTGGTTCAAAAGTAGCATCTGTCCCATTTCCACCGGTTAAAGCAACTGAAACAATAACGTCAATATCAAAATCTTGAGGATCAACATAAATTTTTTCTACTGAACCACTAATGACTGGTTGAACAAGAGCAGATCCAGAGGACAGTGATAGTAATGGGGGGTTAATAACATCATAACCAGTTCCCCCACTTAGTACATTTACAGACTCTAGGGGTCCATAGTAAATTTTTTTATCAGATTTATAATTAAAAATTTCAACTCCATTAACTAAAATTCCAACTGCTCCAGGAAGTGTTAAATCAGATTTACCATCACCAATATTATTGGAAATAGGAAATTTTCTAAGTATTTTTTGTGGTGATAAAACTTTTTGTTTTTGAGAATCTAAAATAAAATTATGTGTACCATCCGTTAAAGTGCCAAAAGACACATAGTTTTCAGTTCCAACTAAACTCTTAGAAAGATATAGTTTAATTTGTTGATTATTTGTTCCTGAAACAACTTCGACATAATATAATCCTTCACTCAATCCTGAGATTGGGGTATCTGAAGCAGTATAGTATATTTCACTACCTGTCAAAAAAGAAACTCTTTCTGAAAAAGTAATGGTTGAATATAATTGTGTGATTGAGTTTTTTCCACTAACTCCAGAAGCATTATAAGAAAAGAGTGAATTTGAAATTTGATATGATGGCAATGAGTTTGAGGCAACATACATGTGCTCATTATTTTCATCATAAACATTTTGAACGTCTGAAGTTGTAGGATTATATTCAAATTCTACATTAGAAGCATTAGCATTTTTAATCTTTCTTCTAATATCATATTTTAAATCTGGTAAAAGACTAAAACCCTCTGCAATTGTTATTTGATTTTCAAAAATTGAAGTTATTTCTAAATTAGAATTTATTATAGTTTGGGAATCACGAGTTAAAATGTCAATATAATCACCGACTTTAAGACTAGATTTATCAATATTACTTTTTAGAGTAATTTGTGGAGTTGAAAAAGAATCAATTTGATATCTTGAGCTGGTATTGTAAATCCAACTATTTGCAAAAATTTCTTTATAAGTTTTTTGAATTGGTAATTGTGGATTTTTTATAATTGTTCCAATATTTTTAACTTTTATTTGTTCACCTATGGAAATTGAAGAATTTGTAGTGATTGGTTTATAATTTGATATAACTCCAGTAATTCTAATTTCGACTTTTTTAGATTTATCTCCTTCAGCATACCCATAATATGTTTCATCTGAATAAATGGTAGAAGCAGTTGCAATACCAGATGTAACTCCGGAACATCCAAAAAATTGGTTAATACTTTTATCAATATATGTAATTTTATTATTTCCAGAATAAATTGTTCCAGATTGTGGAAATCCTAATGTTGAATCTACAGTAATGACTGAATCACCTTCACTTACATAATTTAAATTTTTTGTGTTCCCTGTAATATTGAAAGTTCCTGTTATTGTTGGGAATGCATCATCATAACCAATAAAAAGTAAAAGTTTGTAATATGTTTTATTTTTTCTTCGAATTATCTCAACTTCTGATACCGAAGCTGATGTTGTAATATCATTGTTTTTAAATATTGTTTGACCTTTTAATTGTAAAGGATCTCCTGAAATTACATCAGCAATAACAACCGCTCTCCTTACATAAGTTGATGATGATGGTTTTAACAAAAATTGTTCAAGATCAATTACCTTTGGAGTTTCACCAAATAAAACATTAAAAAGAATTTTAAATGATTCTTCAGTCCCTTTAGATTCATAAAGAGTTCTTGCTTCTTTAATGAAATTGCCAACATTCAAATCTGAAACAAAATCTTTGTTTTCTAGATCTGGAGTTAAAGAATATTTAATTTTTTTATAAAATTCTTTTAAAAATAAAGAGCTTAAATTTTGTACGGTCGATAATCCTACATGTGATGCTGAGTTTGATGTAGAAAATACCAGTTCTTCAGATTGGAGATCATGATGATAATTTGTAATTCCAGAAAAACCACGAACACAACCGGTGAAGGTATTTGTAGTTAATCCAGTATATGTAATAATTTCATCATCAATTTTTAAAAGACCATAATTTTGAGGAAATCCTTTGGTTGTTGAAACTTCAATAGTAGTTGTGGACGAAGAAATATCAGTAGAAAGAGTTGTAAATCCAACTATTACTTCCGGAGTTAAGTTATCAAGTTTTAAATATTGATCTAGATTTTCAGCAATGTCAACTGTTGCTCCTTGATTTTCTAGAGAAATATAATATTGCTTCAGAAAGTCTACAACTTTTGGACTCTCATCTAAAATAAATTCAGGAAGTTGACTATCAATTATTTGTTGTACTTTTATCCTAGAGTCAAAACCTGTTTGTATCATATTATGACCTCGTTAAATCCCCGTTCGAATAGCTTGATCTATAGTAGTCGTTTGTAGAAAAGACGACTCCAGATACATCATCACCAGAAGCAATGACATCCTTAACCATATTTATTTTACTTTTAGAAATGCTAAAAGATAAGTATAAATCTTTTAATCCTACAATATCATTTGACTCTGGAAATGCTTGAATTTCAATAATATTTTGTTCTAAACTTGTAGATGCAACAGTTAAAGAACTCAATAAAATTTCTCCAGTTTCATAATTAACTGTTCCTGCAGATTGAACAATTACAGGAGTTTGGAATGTTTTGGTAGAACCTGCTCCGACTAAAACAGGTACATTTTTTACAATTGAAATTGTACCTTCAGTATAAGATCCATCAGAATTTTTAATTGGAGTATCTGTAAAATAAACAGTATCTGTTTCATTCAAAATATTAAATCCTGTTGACTTAATATTTTTTCCTGCTGGATTAACATGAAATTTATTTCCAAAACAAATTTCATACTGTGTAGGAGTGTTAATATTTACCTTTAAGTCTCTTCTTAGTATAACTTTTGTAATGTTTGAAGTCACTGCCTTATCTGTATTATCAATAACTTGTAAAACTTTACTATACTTAAATCTACCACCAAAAGCATTTAGATCAGGAGATTGTGCATAAGAATTTAAAGACTTGATGATATTTGTTTTTAAGTTTTCAACACTGTTTATTTGAGAATAATTATAATAAACTGTTGAATCTATTTCAACATAGAGTATCTTTAAATCTGTAATTTGAGGATTAATTCCTGCAACTGTATATTGTTTTAATTTATTTTTAATCTGTTGTTTATTAAAATCAGAAACAAAAGTTCCATTCTTTGGTTTGATACTAATAATCACTGTTCCATACTGTGGTGGTGATAATTCTTCCCCACCCACAACAGACACTGACTCAGTTTCTGGATATATTATTGATTTTATAATTGCCTCATAGTCTCTTGGCGTTACCGCTCTATATTGAGAAGAGTATAGTCTAGGAGCAAAATTACGAACCGAATCAATAGACTCTATCTCAGACCCATTTTGAGACGACTGAACAGTTGCAATTGATACAGCAGGACCATTAATAAGTTCAACTGCATCATTCTCATTTTTAAAAGTCCCTGCAAATGCAAAGGAACTTGCACCATTACCATCTTTCCCATCTGTTACAATATAGGTAACCGTGATGATTGCACCATTTTCAAGTTTTTTTCCAAATCTACCATCACCAAATAATAGTTCATACTTTTCATCTTTAACTTCTTGAATTAGGAAAATTTTTGAAGTTGAATCAATATCAAAAATATTATCAACAAGAGTATAAGTTTGCCCAAGTCCAGTATCACTTGTTCCTTTTACATAAACACGAATTGTAGATGTATCAATAAAAGAATTATCAAGTATAAATTTTTGATCTAAAGAACCATCGACTGTAAATTTTTTAGTTAGAAAAATTCCTTGCTTAACTGTAAGATTATTAAATGTTGCTATACCATTTACAACAGATGCTGTTGTATTTTCTGGAATTGAAAAGACATAAGATGTTCCACTTGCAGATCCAGTGCAGACAAGACCAGATTGTAACGTTAATGTTGATGTAGAACTTGTTGGTTGTGCAGTGAATGAAACTACAGCACTCGCCGCTGTTCTAGATCTAGGAACATAACCAATATTACGTGCTAATGAAACAACGTTTTCTCTAACTGTTGCAGAATCCAAAAAGGATTCATTCACAACCATGTTAGAGTTAAATGCGGTGATATATGTATTATACGCTAAAGTATCAATTAAGATAGAAAAATTAGATCCTTCAAAATCAAAGTCAGTAAAATTTGAATTTGCACGCAAATAATCTTTGATTGAAGTTCTAATCTGATCAAAATCTAGATTAGTAAATTTAGTAAAAGGCATTTTATCTTGTTGCCTCTAATATAAATGAAAATTGTTGTGTTGGAATGTCTTGCCCAATAATATTAAAAGTAACTGTAATTTCAAACTCATTTAGATCTGGTTTTGGATCTACTTGAACAATCGTATTATTTACCCTAGGTTCATAATTAGAAATCACTTCATAAATTTGATCTTCAATGGCAGATGCAGTTCCATAATCAAAAAAATCAAACAAACTACTTCTTACATTTGAACCAAGTGTTGAATTAAAAAATCGTTCAGTTGGAATGGTTTCAACTAAATTGCGAATAGAACGAATGATTGCTCTTTCATTAGTTAAAATTGCCAAATCTTTTGTCACCGGATGTGGATCAAAAGATAAACTAATATCTTTAAAAGATCTAGATATCCGAGTAACTGCCATTGTTAAATAAATTTCTTTACTTATTTATGACAATTTCCAGGAAGATCCATACGTTGGTTCTGTCCCATAATCCCAATCGTTATAATCTTCATCATTTCTAATCTTCTCATGCAATTCAAGTTGTTTTTTGAAGTCATGTCTTGGTGCAACATCATGCATAACTTCTTGAATTACTCGTTTTTGTGGTGTTGAAGTATAATCAGTAATTAATTGAGTGGTTCCCCACATTTCATACATGTAATTTTTGTCTCTATCGACAGGTAAATTAGACATTTTAGCTCCTGTTTTAAGTAATAAAACAGAACTTTTATAAAGGAGGTTGCTATCTCCTTATGTCTATTTAACGTTCAACTTCTCTCAATGAATATGAGTCTGAATCAAGGTATTTTAAAATTTCAAGAGCAATCAATCTAGGATTTCCTTCACCACATGTGTAAACATCAACCGCTAGACACCCATTTTCTGGCCAAGTATGACAAGAAACGTGACTTTCTGCCAGTGCAATGACCACTGTACACCCCTGAGGAATAAAACAATGGGAAAAAGTGTTTAAAATCGTCATCTTTGCACGATTTATACCTTTGATCATGGCATTTTGAAGCGATTCTACATCATTAATCGCTTCAAAATCGACATCATACACCTCTAAGAGCAGGTGTTTACCCATTGAGTACTGTTTCAATTCAATTATTGTAAAAATTTATTTATTTGACCCAAAAACCCTTACGTTCGTAACTGGAGTCTTCAATAAATCGATATCCTTCACGATTTTCGTCATTTCTACCCTCCCAGACTGGTATTGCAACAGTGTTTCCATATCTAAAATTTGGATTTCTACGAAATTGTACCTCTATCAGGTGTCCATCAATGAATTCACAATTTATCCATTCATAATTTTTGTTCAAATTCTTCAAAATATTAGGGAAATCGACTTTTCTATCTACTTTTTCCCATTTAGACCACTGATGAATAGAGTCAATTTCTGTTTTTGTGCCCAAAATCACTAAATCTTGTTGTTGGTTGTGATAATCAACACTTAAATGTTCTCCTTCAAAGATTTCACACCAAAACTCTGATGGGTGTATGTTATCTGTTTCTTTTTCTATCCATTCTTTACGAGCAAAAAGGCTCATTCCAAATAAATTAAACGATGGTCGAACAATATAAAAGTCGGGTTTTGGAACTGTGGTTCCCGCTGGACCACAAGTATAACCTAAAACCCGACTTAAAAAGAGTTTATTGTAAATCCAGAGGTCTGATGGATGTATTTGATTCCATTCATCATCACACTCTAGGTAATACATTATCCTTTACCTTGACCCCTATACTTTTTACGTGCTCCATTGCGAGAAGACGCAGCATATTTAGTTCCACCACCTTGTCCTTGACGAGACTTTTTCGGAGGACCCGCAATATAAGAACTATTCTTACTCAATCCACCTTTTGCTTTTGTAGCCATACATTATTCTCCACTAAAATTTCAGTTTCAAGATCTTCAGGTTTTGGAGAACCTGTCTGATAATACTCAATTGACAGATCCTCCATTGCATTGAAATATTCTTCTTCTGTAAGACTTGTGTAAATTCTACGTCCCTTACAAAGAATATTATAGCGTTCGTTAGACATCAAATAATCCTTGTTTTTTCGTGCCCTACGCGAATGCGAGGATCACACCAAATCTCAAATCCTGCTTCCTTTGCATCCAAACAGAATGATACGTCTTCTCCACACATATCTTGTACATCACCAGACTCAAAGACTTGCATCTTTGGTGCAAACCATGGATACTTCATCTCAGAATGCTCGAAGACTCCATTTTTAATCAACAACCATCCAAATCCAGTGTAGTCAACAGTAAATGGTTTACGACGCTTTGAGATACTCTCAACGGTTTCATGATTCATGACACCGCCATTATTGCGGAAATCATCTTCTTCTAACCAGTGAGCAACAGAGGTCGTGTGCCCGTCTTCAGTTGCATACCAACCAGCAGCGATGTCTTTATCCATCAAAACTAATTGCCAGAAATTGTTTGAATTGAATACAATATCAGAATCAATCCAAAGTTGCCAATCATAATTCAGTTTGCCGTCCCAAGGAATCTGATCAGGTCCACGCAGTACATTCGCTCCTAAACATTTGCAACGAGCAAAGTTTACCATTGAGGAATAGTCCTGCGAGATCTGGATACTTGCTCCTGATTGTACAAGATCAAAACAGAGTTGTACAAAGTTCTTTAGATATGTGTAAGAAACTCCTCTGCCAGGAAGACAAAAGACAATAGACTTGCCTTTTACCATCTCTCTTGCTAGGTTATAATCCCATTCTTGTTGCTGCGAAACAGTTGGTGCTTTTGCTTTTACGGTAAATCCTTTAGCCATAATAGAAAGTAGTTACTTCAGTATCATACAATATTATCTATGCTTTGTCAATCTGCCTCTGTCAGAATAACTTCACCGCCTTCGATGGAAAATTTAATCTTTGTGTCCTCATACCATTCTAATTCATTCATAATCTGCTCAGGAATCTGAATGAAATACTGCCCGCTAATTGGATCGACTTGTACGGACTCAAAAATATCTCCGGAATTTTTTCTCATTATTGTGAATATAAAGGTTTATTTTGTTTTTATATAGCGGGGAATTTTTTTATTTTGTTTGGGTCTTATATTCGATTTCCTTTGAGTCTTATATTTAACTAGCGAAAGCAAGACTTTATAGCTTATGGGGACCCATTGATTTTATATCGCATACCCCCGACCCGCCCATCAGGATCGCTTAACTGTCAAACACGAACGCATAAGGTATTCTCATCAGTCACGATTAGGGCGGCAGAGTATAAAGAACTGCCGCCCACGAAAGACTAACTTAGTCGCGCAATCCTAAGTGCTTCGCTACAGTGTACGCCATAAGTGTGACATCCACGCCATAATCGAACTCCTCAGATTCTGACGGGAAAAATGTTACATACCATCCGCCGGTTCCTGTTATAGTTGGAACTGTACCCTCTAATTGACACTTAACCGCATAATTGTAGGCGATCGTTCTAATGTAAGACGCCATACTTTCGGCGTTAGTGTGACCGTTGCGGTTGATTTGCATCAGAACTTTAACAGTATCCTCCAAACCAGAGTATTCCCAATTGATGCGAATTTGGTTGGTGAGAGTAGCAGTCATGATCAAAAGTGCAGTGGTGAAAGTGTAAAGAATGGGGGCGGATCTTGCCGCCCCTAATTATAGTTCAATCCTCCCAGATCATACCCCAGAAGGAACCCTTACCGTAGGTCGATTCGCACCATGCTTCTGCACTTTCAGTGAGCAGATCCTCCCATTCTGACTGATCACAATCCATCCATTCTGCAGGCACGGTCAATTCTACAGTGGCGACACCGTTAGGAATCCAGTGCCGAGCATCGGTAGGTAGGAAGTAGGAAATGCAAACCTCAGCGGTGGTGGTGGCGGTCATGAGTCAGTGGCGTTTGACTCCCATAGATTAACCCCCAGCACTGACCCTGCCTAGGGGGATCAGGACAGTCTGCCGATTGGCACAAGACCCCAGTTTGTATAAAGAATAAGACAGGGATGAATGTAAAGAATAAACCACACCACTGACAATAAATTACATTCAACCCTGAGTTATTCTTTATACTCAGTGGTAAGTATAAAGAATTAAAAACTACTTTTTCTTCTTTCTAGTATTCGCTGCCTTCTTTGCCCCATTAGTTTTTGCTTGAGACTTTACATTCTTGAATCTTTTATCAGGACGGGATTTGCCATCCTTGTGAATCCATCTACCAAACATTGTTCTTCCTCAGATAAACTTAGCAGGTGAACCACAAGACTTATAGAATGCAATCATTCTTTCTGCCTCTTCTTTAGTGGTGAAAGATTGTGTTCTCCATTCACAATCATTGTATGGTGATTGATAAGTAATTGTGAACCCGATTGAATTGATTTGTTGTTGATTGTTGTACATGAATCTAGATGTGTTAGGTGTGTGTATCTCGTCGAGATGTATGTATGTGTGTCTCGACGAGATAATGTGTGCGCTCTCGACTAGATTATTCTTTTCGAGATCTAATCTTTGCTTTTCTCATTTCACGAATGAGTGAAAGATAATTTTGTCGTGCAGTTTTTTCTAATTCTGCACATTCATCAGTACGATGAAGATGCCACTCAGCAAAAGCAGTTTGCCACTCAGAATGTAAAGATTTAATCATCAGTAGTGGTGGTGTGACATAACATTGTTGGGGTCATTGTACCAATCAGAATCCTCATAAGATTCAGTCATTCGAATCATCAACTCATCAGTAAGTTCAACGACTCCGGTTGTAACTAACTGTAGGATTTCTTCAGCGGTGAGGAATGTTTGCATGGTTCTGTAGTGTGGTTAAGAGGGGGGAATGTTACCCCCCGTGAATGTTACTTTTGAATGCAGTATCCGTACTCATCAATCGGGAAATCTTCATGATTCCAGTGTTCCTGAAGATCCTCCCAATTCTCTTGAATGTATTCATGAAGATCAAGTGCCCGATCTTCTTCCAGTTGGCGGCAGTTGGTGATGGGGTAGTTCATTCAGTGGTGTGGTGTGAACTGAGAGAAGTCTACAGGGTCAGTGGCGCACCATCTCAGCAGCGGTGGACAGTGCATCCGCTGTCACAGTGCGGATCGGGCGAATCGGTTCCCAGAGAATCCAGAGCAGTAGGGTTGCGATCATCAGGCGGAGCATGGTAGGATTGGCAGTTGCTTTGCTGAGTGCTTTCACTTGAGACCACAGGCAGATGGACGGGTGATGCAGATGCGATCGGCGGCGGATTCTGTGCTAGTATTGACGGTTGCCAATGCCATTTGAGCAACGCCACACGCGAACAGGCAGAACAGGAGAGGGAATGCTTTCATGGTAGGATGGGGGGTTGGTGCCCCCGTATTGTATCACCCGAACAGGGCAGCGGCAAGACGATCACGCTTGCGGATCTTATCGGGAAAAATGCTCCACTGATCACGCTTGCCATCAGGGCGCAGTGTGGCGGTGAGAATGCCCTCCCGCTCCATCTCCACCATAATGGCGTGAACAGTGCCCTTATGCTTACGGGGGTCCATTCCCATGCCGCGCACAATGTCGCTGCATGTTTGCTCGCCGTTCTGAATCAGTGTGGCGCGGACGGCGGTGCGGATGGCGGTTCGGAGGTTCATCGGAGTGGTGTGGTGAACTGATACCAGTATGGGGGCAGATGGGGGGCAGATCCATCCAGGTTGTGCCAGTGGTCAGACTGTCCACCGATGCGGGTTTTGCGGGGGATCGGATGCTTATAATACGGGGACAATCAAGAGAGGGGCAGGGTCGCCCCGTTGACGCAAACGGTCGCCACCGAACCTGCCTGCCGGTATTATAAAAAAAAGTATAAAGAAAGGGGGCGGATTGTGCCCCCTCTTTTATACTTTAGGATCAGACTTCGATCTGTTCAATGTCACCATGCTTCAGAGCACGGTTAAACAACTGACCCCAAGATGTTGCCGCTTTGTCTTCATCATTGGAGAGAAGTGCAAACCAACGCTCACACTCACCTTCATCTTCCCAAGCGTAGCGATAAACTTTATCGCTGCTGTTAAATGTCACCAGCAGATCGTAACAATCCCCATCGGCGCGAACAATAGCAAGATGGGCGATGGCGCTGGATTGAACGCTGGCGCTGATCGTGAAGTCGGTTGCGGTTGCCATAGTGTCGTTTGCGGTTGACTCTGTAAGTCTACAGGATAGGTGGGGGGCATCCGCGCCCCCCGTGTGCATCTTAACGATCTGTCACAATGGCGTCAACTGCCTTCTTAGCAGTCCCGTGTGCAGGAAATGCTATAATAAACTCACGGTCGGATTGTTGACACAAACCGCAGGTGCTGCAGTTAACTTTACCCTTGTGAATCTTAGCAGGGCAAACAACAACCTTACGACCGCTCTCAGTGTTAAAGAACCGCCGCGATTCTGTGGAAGGAACAACAGCAACCGCAGGGATTCCGTGCTCTGACATAACCGAATCAGCAACCTCTACGGATTCTGTGCTCACGTTGACTGTGAACCCGTTAGCGTTAGCGTTCTGAATCACTTTTAGGTTGTGATCATTCAGAACGTGGTGAGTGTAGGTGAAACCTTTCTTGCCACGATTTGCCCGCACAAGTGCATCAACCATCAGCGGATTGATGTCACCTAAGAGATGCGGGAGATCCCCAGTTACGTTATGACGCCATAAAGAATTGGGGGCAAATTTACGAACCTTGGAGATAAACTCATCCCAAGATACGCCGCGCTCGTGATTAGAAACCTTGCGCCAATGTACACCCTGTAGATGATACTTACCGTAGCACCCTGTTTCATAAAAAGGGCAGGCAGTTGAGCAGGATGCCCGTTCTGTGACGGTGGTGGGGATCGGTCCCGTGTTGCTGTTGCCTGAGGCGGTGGTGATGGCGACTTGCACGGTGGTGTGGTGCGGTTGACCTTTTAAGTATAGGGGTTGGGGGCACCCTGTCGATGCCCCCTGTGCCACCTTGCCAACTGTCACACCTTCCAGAGTTTCTCTTCAATCAGGCGATCAATCAGTGCCTTAGAGAGTGAACCACAGTGCTCACAATGCGATTCCAGGTTGATACGTTCATGCAGAGAATTACGATAGCAGTAATGCTGAAAGGATGCAAAATGCCAGCGATAAACTGCACTCAGAGTCTGCAGATACTTACGGAAGACAACATAATCCGAATAATCTGAGAACCTTCTGATTGTATGATAAACAGAGTTAAATCCCCGAAAATCTGTAGTGTGGCGATTGCGACCACGACAATACTTAAGAGTATTCATAATCACCTCAGTGTAATGCTCATTGAAAAACTTTGAGGTGACTTCTTGACAAATACGATCCAAATCTTTGATCTGGTTGGAGTTAAGATCCTGATCCAGGGAAGGATTAAAGAAAGGGGTGTTCATGGTGGTGGGGTGGTGTGTGGTCGGCGTCAGTGGTGCGCCGTTGACGGAATGATGAACGATGAGAACCTGCCACCACAAGCGGGTTTGTGCCACCTTTAGAACTGGCACAACCCACCGGGTTTTGATGCGGTCTGGCAGTATCCTATGGGGACAATCAGATGAGGGGAGGGGTATCCCTGTGGACGACAACACATCGCCACCGCCCCTGCCATAAAATAATAGAATGTGAAGAATAGTAAAAAGGATCAGGCACCACCCTGATCCTCAGCGTCCACATCACCTTAACCATGCTAGAATTATCTGTTCGCTTCGTGGGTGACTTTCTTTTAGCGGAGGCAAACCCCTTCCTCCTTGTCTTATAATTCTACCATCCAGTCTGGGTCATTGTCAAGTGTTGCCCAGAAATGATTGCGACCGTTCAATGATGTGAGAAACACTTTGTTACCTTTGTGTTGCTCAATGATGCAGATCTCGATGCGATTCATGATGTTCGAGAATCTGTTCTTTGCTTTCTTCGAGATTGGTGTAACAGATGCAGTTTGCATGATGGTCTCGTCGAGATGTGCATAATCTAGTTGATCTTGCTGATCTCGTCGAGAGAGGTGTACCACTAGATGAACTGGCACACCTCGACGAGTTTCAGAACTGGATCTCGTCTAGTGTTGGAACATTATCTTGACTAGATTCACTGCTGTCCACCCCATCACAGAGTACATCAAGAATGTGAAGGATGTCGTTCCCATTTTTGCCTTGGCGAAGTTGAGAGATCAGAAGTTGTTTGGTCATTGTGCAGATTCCTCCAGCAGTTCGGGATAGTATTCTTCACACTCAGTAATCAATTCTTCATCCGAATACTTTGCATAACCCTCATCCAGATAATCATAACAAAGTTGGGTCATTGTCTTGAGGTCCATGTCATCCAACATCTGCTGAATGAGTTGATCTTGAAGTTCAGTGCGGTTCATAATCAGTTAGCGTAGAGGGGCAGTTTCTTACGGAGGCGGATTGCGTCCTCCAATACATCACCAATCTGTTCGTAGATGTAGTCGCAACCTCCCACATCACAGAGAACATCTTGAGTGAAAAGTTCAGGAAAACGATGCTCTTCTGTCATTTCCTCATTATACTCAAAAACATCGTTTTGAGTGAATACAAACGCAGCACAACCTGCGTCCTCACCTTGACTCTCAATCAGTTGGTTGATAGAGTCACGAAGTTCAGAAAGAGTGCGGTACATAATCAGAAACGAATTACAGGGTGGTCAACATCAAGGACATCACATTCATCAGTTGTAAATGCAAGATCTACATCAAGTTGAATGTGTTGATCTTCCCAACTGTTGTAGATGCAAACATCCTGATTCAGTTGTTCTTCATTCAGTTGTTGCAACTGTTGCAGAAGTTCCTTGTAAGTCATCAGTCGTCTCCGAAGTTGTTGGTGAGGAAGTCTTCAAGTTCAATGAGTTTGCTGTCACTTAGAGAGACAATGTACTCATCGACAATCATAGCAAGAAGGTCGTGATCTTCCCTGCATTTAGCATACAAAAACTCAAAGAGTTCTGTGCCCGTAGAGTAACGAAGGTCAGTCATCAGAAATCGTTGAGACAGTGACGGTAGGTTTGATTCAAACGAATGAGAATGTCATTCCAAAACTCTACATCCTCATCATCATTGTATTGGTTGTTCTCTTCAACCAAACGAATCAGATTGTTGAGATCGTGAGGAGTGAGATAGTTCATCAAACTTCATCCCGCATTTCAGAGAGTTTGTCATAGAGTGCGGAAACATCGCACCCCACAATTTCACTCACTTCATCCCAATCATCATGAAACTCTATCAGCGCCAGAAGCGCATCCAGTTCTTCAAAAGTCAGAGCAGTGAGAGTCATTTGTCTTTAGAGCGACGGTGACGGTCAGAAGCGGTAGGGTCAGGATCATAAACCCCCAACCCCATCCGATCCTCATAGTAGAACATGGCACCGAACATTGTCAAGATGCCAGCACCCAGAATCAGAGTAACCATCAGAAATCCCAATCAGAGTTCAGAAAAGCATTCCAGGTTGCCTCATCATTCTGGTATTCTTCATCCAATTCCCGCATCTCAGGAATGTCGAAGATCTCACCAGGAGCATCAGCAATTTCGATCCAGAGTGTGTCTTCCATGTGGTGTGTGGTTGGTTGACTCTTGTAGTATAAGGGGCACCAGAGGCGCTTCCAGTGCCCTTGTGACACTTCTTAAACTGCCAGGTTACCAGCAGGAATCTCCACCAGTGAAGGTTTTTTCTTCTCAAACTGGTGCATGTCATAACATACCCATTCACCCTTACGGTAAAGGTATGCAAACTCTTCACCTGCTGAGAGATACTCTTTCAGTGAAGAATCATAACGGGGAGGAGTATCTTCCCCACGCTGAGAATAGTATTGAGCACCGTATTCTTGTGCTTTACTATCCCAGCGATCTTCAGTCCAGCAGGATGACATGTCGCCACCATCAATCAGTGCAGCGACCTTATCCCTGTTGTGATAATGAGTGCGAAGAATCCTACCCAACCATTCAGGATAACCATCCCAGTGGTGATAGGCAGAAAGAATCGAACCGTCTGCCAGTTCGATGCCAATGCGTGATCTGGTTGCCATTGGTGTGTGGTGTTGAACAATGTCAATTTACGGGATTCTCAGCAGTCCGTCAAGACCCTTGTGCCACTACAGAAACTGGCATAAGCAGATCCCGAATCCGCAGGAGTTGTGCTTCATCCTCTGGCGTCTCACAGTCTGCCAAATCTACAGGAGCACATTCCTCCAAGTCAACCATCCCATACACATTGATCGGTGCAAAGAACAACTCATGGTTGTCCACAAAGTATAAGCAACCGTGACCGTTCTCAATGTAAAACTTGGTGGGCATGAGTTCTAATGTTTCAACGCAACCAATATAAGACAAAAGCGGCACTTGGATTGTCTCCTTGTGCCGCTTTTTTATGTGTCACAATCAATAAAGATCAGAGTAATCTTTGATTCTACAGTCTACCTCTTCACCACCTTCCAATTGCAGGACTTCCCTCCAATTGATATCTTCTAGATCTAGATCATCATAACATCTAATGTCCAGCGTGACTCGAACTAGTCTCTTTTGTGCAATCATAAGATCCTCGTGCGTTGTGTTCTAGATTCTATCATGCATAATGGCGATATGCAAGATCTTGATAATCTTGCCCATCTCGTGCATAATCCTCGTCGAGATCTTGTGTATACTCGTCGAGATCGTATGAATAGTCTGATGCGTATGTATAGTCGAGATCGTAGTCGTCGTACATAATGCTCGTCGAGATTGTGTAACTGAATGAATTATAGCATAATCCTCGACGAGATTGCAAGCTTTATGATGCACCGTCTCGTCGAGATCATGCTAATATATATGCACTATCGTCGAGAATTGTGTGCTTTTATAAACATGAGATCTCTGAGTATCATAACACGAACGCACAAGACTGTCAAGGTCTCTGAGTCTTATGTGTGGGTCTCATGGGAAATTTTTGGAGGCGCTTGACTTTTTTGAGTTCTTGTGATAGACTGCTCGCCTAACTCACAAGACCTAGAAGGTTTTAATGAGTATTACATAAGGTTTTAATGAGTATTACATAAGGTTTTAATGAGTATTACATAAGGTTTTAATGAGTATTACATAAGGTTTTAATGAGTATTAGTAGAAGGATTTAGAGAGTATTACATAAGGTTTTAATGAGAATAAACACACCTATTCTCAACTAATACCCTTATTGATTCTCAATAACAATCACCTTATTGAGAATCAATATATGTTTTTTAATACCTTTTTTAATTAAATTTAAGTTAAAATATGTCTAAAATCACAAAAAGACCACAAAATATGTGTTATTCCTGTTGGTATACATGGTATCCAAGAGGTAAGAACATTTCGAATGTTTGTCCTAATTGCGGAAGTCGTAATACAGGAATTGATCTCAGTGGGTTAATACTCTTTGTGATTATACTGATTATGATCTTGATCTTTGCGACGATCTAATTCATTTTGAAGTTGTTGCACATAGTCTTGAGTGTTTGGAAAGAACATACAATCTGCAATCTCACACCATAGATCTTCTGATGGAATATCTGCAAGTTCTTCATCAGACCAGTAACAAGGAGGAAAAATCATTTCAACCTCCACCATAAACATAAGACACAACACCAGCAGGATGATTGACATTCTCAATCACCTTGATTTCTGCAGTATTGAAATCTTTTTGCAGTTCTTCATTTCGCATTTTTGAATAATCAGAACCACCATCGCTACTAAAGTGTTCCATAAAGATCTGTTCACAATGAGGCATCGATTCCGCTGCGATTACACACATTCCAGAAGTGTAATCATAAAGAACATCATTGATAATGTAGAGATTCATGATCGAGTGAGGAAACAAGTGAAGTGAGTGAATTTAGAACTTTAAGAGTAAACCGTTCAACAATGGGTTCATCATTCTCAGTATACAATTGATGACACCAATCGTCAAACAGATACTCATTCAGATAAGAGAGATCATCAAGTTGCTGTTCAATACAGCGAATCAGTTGGTCTTGATTCATGATTCAGTTCCAGTTGTAGTAAGTTTGATCAGGATAAAGACCCATTTCTTCACAGCGGCATTCGTAGGCGATTCGCTTGAGCATTTCAAGATCCATATCCTCAATGGATTTCAGAATGGAACGACGGATCTGAGCGTCTTGAGCAGTGTCGGTAATCATGAGAGGTGGATTGGATTACCCCTGTATTATAAGGGTGCTACAGGCGATTCTGATGGGGCGTGTGACAGTTCTTCAAGTGTCAGTCTGCCAGTCCAACTCCTGCAATTCCAAATCTTCCACCTGCTCCAGGAGTGTATGATGTTGAGTTGGTTCTAGAGTTTGTATTTGAAAGAGATCCTGACATGCGAGTTTGTGTTCTTCTTTCTTTACCTTTTGCTCGAATTGTTGGTTGAGGATTGGTTACAATAGACTTATTTGCAACATCCTTATCCATCATCACATAAGATCCTTGTGCCTGTCCTGGTCTTGGAGTAAATCCTCCATGTGCATTTGGAACTCTAACTACTTTAGCACCTTGTTTGAATGCTGCTTTTGCCTGATCAACAGAACTGGTTGGTTTACCTTTCTTATCAGCAATATCTTCATCAGATGCTGATGCCATCCAACGTTTGATGTTTTTACCAAAATCTCTTGGTGAATCTGTGTTTGTCATTCTTGGATTGACAACTCTTAGATTCACTCTTGATCCACCATAATCAGAACCAACTCTGGATGATGGAGTAGTATAAACAACTCCTTTTCGTTCATCAGGATGATAGGTTCCAGTGGATGGTGAGTCCTGGAATCCAGTTTTGAGGATATTTTCCTTATTTGAAGCAGAAGTATAATGTGCTGTGCGAAGAACTCTCATTCTTCTTGCTTCTGCAATAAATTCAGAAAATGTCTTCATGACTCTTTTAAAAATTATTTATCTTCCAGGACGATCTTGATTCAGCATATAAGTCAGTTTTGCTAGATCTGGATCTGCTCTCTTTTCTGCTGGTGTTCTGCGTCGTTGTTGACGTTCAGTTTGATACTGTTTTAGTTTGTTAATATCTTCCTTAACTGCTTTTGCTAACTTAACTGGTGGTTTCTTTAATGGTTCCAGATACCTTTCCTTCCAACCTGGTGGTGGTGTTGATGGTTCAGGTTGTGGTGCTGGTTTATAAGGTTGATACGGAGATCCACCGCTTTCGGACATGAACTGTGAAAATGTCTTCATGATTCTACAGTGGTGAGAGCATCGTGTTGATTCTCATTCTTTGAATGAATTGTCTCACACGATCTGGATCTTTTGTTGGTTTTGGTGCTTGAGTTGGTTGTCTCATGGCACTTCTGAGATTTCTTTGAACTTCTGGATCTTTGAGTGAGATCACCTGTGCTGGTTTAATTGGATCACCCACTGCTTCCAGAAATTGTGCAAAGGTTTTCATGTTTTATTTTTATTTAGACCATGCCTTTTGCATCGTGAAGTTCGCATGACTGAAGAACTCTCTGTTGACCAGTTTATAAGTGCCATACTCATTGGACATTACATAACCTTCGGCATCAATCCGATCATATCCAATATAAGCAGCAGGGCCATCATTGCGACACAGGAACAGACAATCTTCCTTGATGGATTTGACCAACTTCCACAGGCGAATCAGATTGGCATCACAATCAAATGCATCATCCTCAATCTTACGCTGTTCCCGAATACACGCATTGATCGCTTTCTTCAATTCAGTCAGTTGTTTACCAGACACAAAGGTGCAAGTAGTAGACATTTGACGGGCAAAGTCACAGATTTCTTCCACATCAGCAAAAGAGATCTGATTGTGTTGAATATATGCTTTGGGTTTCACAAACAACACTTCATCAGTGCTGTTCAGATTAACTGTAAGTGGAATTGCCCAACTGTCACGCAGATCATCATTTGCCTCATAACGAGTATGAGGAGCAAGAATCACCTTGTGTGTGATGACATCAGGAAACTGATAAGTGATGGTATTAGGAGTGTATTCAGTGTCTCCACCAAAACCAATGAAATCACCTTGAATAATATCTTCGGTACGTGGCAGAACATCAAAACACTCATGCAAAATGTTTGCCACATTGCCTTCATAGAATTGATCAATCTCTTCATGAGAATGTGCAATGCGAATCTTTACCTTGTTGAAAACCGCTTTGGTGCCAACAAAGAATTGACCATTAGCAGGATTGGTTCCCCATACAATCGCAGGAGCACCATCAATCTTCAGAGACAATGTGCCTGCAGCAGTGAACCAATCCAGCACATTCAGATCACCATTCAGAATGGTGTCTTCAGGATGCTCAATGTGAAGGTTTTGCATGAGTTGGTTTGTTTGGTATGCAATCAGTATAAGGGCAGAGTGTGAGCAGAGTCAGGGCAGAGTGGACAGTTGTTCGACTGTCACACCCCCAGCAGTTCTCTTTGCTCTGGTGTGAGAGATTCAATCAGTTCTTTACGCTTTTGTGCCTTGATTTCTTTCTCTTGTTGTTTCGTAATCATTTCATCCAGAATGTTATCCATTGTGTAGAAATCATAATCCCCAGTATCCCAACTGGATTCACCTTCGTTGTCAATGAAAATGGATTGTTTATAGTTATTGCCATCATCGTGCCAATCACAATACAGAGTGATTTTATAACCTTCATCAGTTTGACGAAAGGTTGCTCCACAAGGAGAAACTCTTTGTGCTTTGGTGAGAAAATTAAGAAGTTCAGTTGCAGTAATCATTTCAGTTGCACTCAGAGTGAAGAATGTCTAGCATTTGTTGATGATAGTTGTCAGCATCACGAATCACATTTGCTGCCTCTGATACATCTTCAATTTCGTATTGTGTCATCTCCAGAGAGTGAATCACATTGGAGAGAAGTTCAGTCAGAGCATCAATCTTTTGTGCGTCGGTCATTGCCATTCCACTTCAAAGTTTTGGGGTTCAGATACTTGCGACCATAATAACTTGCGTTCTGATAAGGTTCATAGAACAGACCTGCAAAGGCATAAACTTGATACACAAAGAACCAATGAATACCCTTCCAAATCGAATCAATTGCAAGTAAAACAAGAGTAATGCCCACATAGACAATGATCTTTGTTCTGTGAAGAATTATATTGCGGGTCATTTGATTGTTCTCAGTTGGTTGAGTTGGTAAGCAATTCTACATGCTTCAAGTGTACTCTCACACTCACTGCAACAATATGAAAGTCCGAATGGAAGATTACGATAGATTCGATTCTCTTCCACCCGATAAGATCCTGATGCTTTGATTAGATTGTTCAACAAAAATCTAGTCATTGTTGTAAGGAGGATTATCAAAACGATGCATCCAAAGAGCATGAGACCGCTCTCGCAATTCCAGAATCATATTATACTTCTGTTTGACTGGAGAATCATCAGGCAAATCATAGATTTCACTGTAACCAGTAAAATCATAGGCATCAAGAGCATGATTTAGAATATTATTGATTACATCATGCTCTTCAAATGAAAATTGCATTGTGACTGGTTTTTGATCACAATAGTTGGTTTCATTGAGTTCAATCATTGGAACGTCCAAGAGAATCCTCCTTGTGGAATACATGTATTATACAGCAGATTATCCTGCTTTAGATTGGCAGTGTGCCAGTGTTTAAACTGTCTACCGATTTGACACAAATGCCAGAATGACACCAAAAATAAGACCAGTAGCGAACAGTTTCATTTCAGAAGATCGGAACAATTTCAACATTAGTGAATCCTTCTTGAATGACATGTTTTTCCCAAAATGATGCATCCTCAATTTTATAGAATGTTGCAACTTGTTTGGATTGTTTGTTCTTTTTGTTTTTCAGGTAAATCACTTGGTACTTCATAAAAATGTAAATGAATGGTTTCTCCGTCGTTCCAGTGTCTTAAGACTCCTGCAACAATGAAAATATTAGTAAGAAGATAAGTGAGGAATATAACAGTCCGTATACTAGCAATGTAATCTGATTCGTTGTCATTTTTAGACGCTTTCTCCCCCAATGCTTTTGCCCACCAACGCCACAACGTTTTTCTCTTCTTCGTATACTGATTTTCTAGTTGTGACATACTTTAATTCATTCCATTGATTATGGTAACATAAAACTAACAATCTGTCATTACGATGAAGACGACAGGCATTGTAATTTTGCAAATCCTTTGGTTGAACAGATGCTTCAATTGTAATATATTCATCACTCTTAAAGTATACCCATCCCTCAACACCTTTTGTCCATGTTACATAATCATTGACTTCAGGGATATAATTCATACAAAACATGACTCCAATGCGGTTAGTTTTGGCACCATTGCACTATAAGGTGTTGTATTTCTTATGTCCACCGATTGTCCAACACTTTTGGAGTTGATGGGGGAATGATAGGTTCTAGTTTTGGTGTTGTAGAATCCCCAGATACAACAAACGGGATCACCACCATTGTAAATAAACCTACGCTGATAATGAATCCAAATTGCAACAACATTCTGTTTAAAGTCTGTCTGCTCATAATAGTAACCTTTAGGTGCTTTATGTGGAAAATCAGTAATCATCTCCATATTCTAATCCAGATTCAGCATTCATCATTTCAACAGTCGTTTGGAATTTTTTTGCGATGGTAAGATCATGAGTCTTTCCAATGTCGTAGATTGCTTCAACATCGTAGGTTGGTGCAGTAATCCAACTAAATCCCTTGCCAAAAGTATTATCAGGGTTGACCACATACCAATGGCAAGCAGTGTCAGGGACGAATACAGAACATTTTTTCCAGTCATTGTCCCATTGTGGCACTTGTACAAATGATAATGCAGCAAACAGAAAACCAAAAAGACTCAGAAACATCAGTTGTCAATAACAGCACGAAGATTATTGGGGTTATGTCCCAAAGAAAGATAATTATTCAACATAAGATCACACTGTTCTTTTGTTAGTTTTTGTGCCTCATCATCAATCAAGGTCCATCCAGTGGTATACAATTCTTCAATACGATAGAGTTTTGTCATGTGGTAAATGCCTCCAGAATACCCGATTCATACTCATCAACAAGTGCAAACTTCTGAGAATTGACAACACGTTCCATAATACGATCTGTGTAACGATCATCAAATGATTGTTCTTTTGAGAGAATCTCAAATGCTTCAGTGTCGTTACTTGCAATTAAATTGATTAGACCACCATATTCACTAGAAGGAAATGGCACCCAGTAATCAATAATGTAAAGATACTTCATCGGTTTTTGTAAATTACTTTTTTATTTTAGAGGAATGATTCAAATTTGTCAACTGACGTTGAAGTTCAATTTGAATTGACATTAGATGAGAATATAGAAATTGTTGATACTCATTATCCTTTATCAATGATGTCAGATTATCAATTTGCATTAATGCGAGAATGAGTTTTGTTTGTTGATTCATATAAATTCTGCCATATAATAATCAACAGTTACTTCTAACTCGCTTGCTTTTTGTTCATAAAACAATTCAGTATACTTTTCTGCTTCTTGCCATTTCTGATGTGAATCAATTTCGGTTTCAGAATGTTTCATGAAATCTTCAAAAGCAGACATAAATTGCTGAATATCTTTTTCGTTCATCAGCAGGCACCGTTCATAGGATTGACATTTTTAACTTCAGTGTTGAACCCAGTCACTTCCCAACCCAATCCAATGCGTTCATCCATCTCACGTTGAAAGTCACGCATCGTGATACACTTGTAAGACATAGCATCAACACCACGAAACTTGAGCACTTTGAACATGTGACGAGTGCTATCTTTGACAGGAAAGTAATCCACAGTCATGGAGGGTTCACCGTCAATCTTGGAGAAGGTAGACAGTTGCATCAGAGTCTCTCTCGATTACCTCTGTATTATAGGTCAGAAAGAGGGCACCACATCGTTGCGTAGACCAGTTTGCGAACTGTCCATTTGTTCAAAAACTGAATAGAGTTTGTTATACAGTGCTGGAACACTTCCGTATTCCCGTGCAATCTGATGTTCCTCACGCAAAGTTAGAGTCTGTAGTGCAGATAGAATTACACCGATTTCATGCACATTCAGATTTACAATAGTTTCAGTCATTTAATTCTCCATCATTGAATTAATTTTGTCAATAATAATACTACATTCATCAGCATAATCTTCTTCTTCTAACATTCCTTCTTGCTCAACAGCGTCCAGAATGATCTCCCACTCACGTTCGGTAAAAAACTCTTTGATTGATTGTTTCATCAGTCCCAAGATACATTTTCAAGAAGAACTCCAGGCATTACATAAGTCCAACCAGTTCCACCAGGTTTGTAATCCCACTTGTATTCATATTTGTTGTGACTATCCCAAGTCATATATCCTTTTTCTTTATCAAATCGCCCCTTGATCGTCAGAGCAAACTTATTAGAGAAAATATTGCGAGTGCGAAGCGCACCGCTCTTTTCCCGAGTTTCAATCACAACACAAGTATCCTCAAAGAACTCAGTACCAGACTCAATTCCACAGGGAGTTTCATAGCGAAACGGACGATACGTTGAAGTTTGCTGCTGTTGTGCGAATACAGGAGACGCAAGAAGAAAAAAGGAAAGAAAAATAGATTTCATCATTTGTGAGTCTGCTTGTGTCGGATAATGACCTTCATATTATACTGCCTGAGTCAAGCGGTTAGGAAAAAACTGTACCACTTCTGGAACTGGTACATTCAGTTCGTCAAACAAATACTCAAGATATAGGGTTTCTTCTTGTTCCCGTGCCTCAATTTCGTGTGGTTGATGCCAATACTCATACTTCTCTACGGGTTCTTTAGAATAACACAATTTTCCATAACGAACCCGCAACGAACCATCTACCCACTGCCGCATATGCGTCAGTTCATGCAAAAGAGTTTTTATATACAATTCCTCATTCATGTAAGTATCAAGTTCAATTTGAAATTCACGAGGACGATACTGCTTATCTATTATATCACAATATCCATTGACACCTTCACGTTTCAAACCACGATGAATAATATCAATGACAATCTTATGGCGTGGAAAGAATTTATTCAGAAACCAAGCGGTAACATCCTCACAGACCCGTTTGCGATAACCGTATCCACAATGAATGAAGTAAGACATTGCCCCCAATGCAAAAACCAAATGAAACTTGAAACAAACAGAAGTTTTTCTTTAGCAGTCATACTCAACGAGCATAGAGATAAGAACCACACCAATCTGCATTCTCAAGCAACCATTCACGATCACTGATCAAACGCAGATCATAGCGAACACCTTTGGCGGGCGCTTTCCAACTGGAACTTTTGTAAACTTCACCAGTCTTCTTGTCAATGAAGCAGTGAACACTCCTGCTCCCATTTGCAACCATAATGATTTTGTGATACTTGCGACCCGTTTCAGGGTAGAACTCATAACCACAATTGCCGTTCTTCAGGTCAGTGATACATGCTTTGTGATACTCAACAGAGGTAACAGCACCAGCAAGAGAAAAAGTCAAAACAGACTGCTCATGAGACTTGATGCTGTAATCAATAAAGTTCTGACGCAGTGCCTCACAGAGAGCATAGGTGTGACCCAGAACTGCCTCTGCGATGTTCTTCCGTGCCTCTGCTTGGGCGGAGTAATCAGCGAAGGTGGTCGTCATCGGTTCGTTGCGTATGTGCTTATTATAGGGCACCCAGAGGGGTCTGGGATGCCCCGTGTGCCAGTTGTTAGAGTGTCACTTATTCATTTGAAGAGTGGGCACAGGCATACCACCTTCTGTTGGAACATAAATGGTCACATTGCCTTTGTTGCTACCTTCTTCCAGTCCAGTAATGTAAAGATACTGAAGATATTCACGATTATCTTTCAAACTGTTACCAATGATTTGGTTTGCTTTTGCAACACCTTGAGCACGAATCACCTCAGCATCAGCAAGTTGTTGTGCCGAATCTTTCTTTGCTTGTGCTTCCAGAACTGCTACCTGACGAGTATATTCTGCTTTCTGAAGTTCTGCTTTACCTTGCAGAGATTGTGCCCACACATTGTAGAGAGGACCAACCACAGCATTGATAATAAACAGAGAGAGAATAAAGGAAGCACCAATAATTGTGGCGTTCCGCATAGTGTTATCTTCTTTCATTTTGAGGAAACTCCAGTAGATTTGAAAATAGCGTTAGCAAGGAAGATGATAGCAAAGTTCTGCCAGAAGGTCAAGGATACACTAAACCAAGACAGAATCAAACCAAGCAACCACGCCTCAAAGAGAAGTCCAGCAGTGGCAAGGACAAGAACAACAAAGGCAAGACCAAAGATTTTCATTGTAATTTTTGATTACCCACATATTATAAGGGGTCCCCAGTGCCCTGAGAACCCCCTGTGTGCCAGTTTTAGAACCGTCCTCAATCGTCGTAAACTCTACACTCAAGTGCATTAGGGTTTGCATCACAATAAAGCTCAAGTGGTGTAGGATCGTGAGAATCTTCTGGATGATGATTCTTATATGCTTTTAGTGCTTCTAATTCTTCTTCAGTATGTCTCCTAGACTGAGGAGAAATTGTAGGATCACTCAAAAGTTCTTCATCCTTCTGGATGTGTTGGTCGATGTTATTCATGGTTTTGTATCGGGTTGATAATATTTATTTTATCGTGGTGTACAATCACCTTTACCTTCCAGTGATCGAACCATAAGTTCAGTGAATTTTTCCATCTTTTCAGCAGAAACTGACTGGGGACGATAAGTTATAGCATCTTTGAGTGCCACAAGTTCATCCCATTCCTCTTGAGTAAGATTTTTAGGACCAGTTTTTGCTAGAGTCATAGGTGTTTTGCGTTGTGTCCCAATATTAGCATTTCAATACATTAGTATCTAGTAACTTAATGTTTTCTTTGGGATCCTGTTACACTACTTAATAAACTCATCAAGGGCATCAAGATCATCTTTAAGTTCTTGTTCCCTTTTCTTGTCGTGATAATAAGACCATAGAGCATTATGAACATCCATCAAATGATCTATCCAAAACCCAGAAGGATAAATTCCAAGATCATCCATCAATCCTCTGTGACTGGTTCCCTCACTTTCTGCTTTACACATAATATAGCAGATTGCCTGAACCATATCAAGTTTATCTTCTTCAGAAAGCATAAAATACTTTCCTACTGCACGTTGCTTTGCTTCTTCATTTGCCTTTTGCATTTGTTTACAGGCATCAGAGTCCCACCATTCTTTTAGTGCCTTGCCGAGTTCGTTAGGTTCAGTCATCTTTCCCAAAAATAGTTCCAAAGAAACCAGAGTCTCCTGGTTTACGGTTTTCAAGTTTATCAAGAAGAGAATCAGTCGTTTGTAGTGTTTCAATACGACTAATCATATCAGCAATCACAGAACATACCATAGGACGTTCATTTTTTGCTGCCCAATGTAGAGCATTTCTTAGGCACCCCTCTGCTTCTTTTAAGTTTTCTTCAACTTGATTTGTCAGCATTTTAAATATTTCAACTTAATTTCATCATACCATTTCTCTCATGCTTTTGTCAATCCCTCTATTATTTTGAAATCTTGAGAGGGCATTATAAGTTGAAATATGCCCTGTAATGAGACATCTCCATTTGATTTTGTTTTGTTTTTTAGCATTTTCACTTCTTTGTTCTTTTGTCAATCCACATATACCTATCTTAAATTCTTTACAAGTATTTCCTTGTTTTTTACCTCCTGCTATTCTTGCTTTTTTCATATCTTCATCATTCATTCCAAATAAACCTTTACCTTCTTCATACAATTTTTTACCTGCTATTTTTCCACCATTACTACATATTTCCATTTTTCTTTCTTCTGCCAATCCATATATTCCCACTTTATTAATTTTGTTTATTTTTGATGCCTCTTTACCACCTTTTGAAAGAGATTCTTGTTTTAAATATTTTCTTGCATTTTTTGCATTTTCTATTCTTTGGTATTCACTAAATGAATGAATACCCTTTTTACTATCTCTAACACTTATTCCATTCTGCCTTTTTATTGATATAGAATAAGAACCTCCACATCTTTCATTAAGGCAATAAGAATCATTAAGAACTGGTTTTATCAATCTATCTTCAAGTTTTCTACATTCTTCATAACCTTCATCAGTATAATCAAATACTTCTAATATTTGTTTCTTTGGAGTATAAAGTTCCCAACACCACTTATTTGTTATTGGAGAACCCCAGTATTCCTCATCAAATACTTTTTCTTTCTTACTTCCATAATAGTAGTAAGGAACTTCTTCAAAGGTAATTTTGTATGTGTAGATACGTGGTTGCATAGTTCTACTCTAATTTGCTCGCATATCTATTTATATTAAAAAGGAGGGACTTTCACCCCCCCCTCCCGATAAGTGCGAGCAAATCAGGTAATATTATTTAGTGCCATTTAATCGATCCTCACATTTAGTATAAAAAGTTCCATTTACATAACAAGACTTACCTGCTTCATAGTATTTTACCACAGGTATTTGTGTTCTTGGATATTCTACCACATTTTTTACATGACAGAATAGATTATAACCACAAATAAGAGTTTCAAGCATCAACACTCATCCATTCCAAGTGGTTTAGACACTTTAGTAAGTGTATAAGATCCATCGCCATTATCAACCCATTCAACCTGATCACCCTCCTTTAGGTTTGCTGCTTCAAGAAGGTCATCTGGGAAAGTTACAAAACATTCACCACTTGGTTCTAATTCAACAGGAAGTTGCCACTTTACAACCTTATCTGCTTTTTCTTGTTTTTCTGCAGCATCACACATTGCATTCAGTTCCTCATCAGTGTACCGAACACTACTTACGGTTGAACCAGTGCTTTCCCAGAAAGAGTTCCAAGCATCTTTGCATTCGGGTGATGGATCATCTTTATCACAAGTCAGAGGGTTTTTTACATCACCATCACGCAAGTCACCAACAGTTGCCTGCCAAGCAAGTTTAAACTTCTCATCAAACTCCTCAATGAAGTATCCAAGAAACTCATATGCTGCCATTGTCATGGCCTCTGCACGTTCTTGTTGATTGTTACTGCAACATTCGTTTGCAACATCAATCATTTCACGGGCAGAGACGACCTTTGCAATGATCATCTCAAGATCATTCATTGTATCCCAAACTTTCTGATACTTAATTGCCATGACGTTTGAGTTCTTCCTCAATTGCTTGCTGTACTATAATGGAAATCTCTTTGGATGTCAACCCATTTAACCATTTCCAATTTGGATCTTCCTTGTCCCAATCCATTGTGAACGATCCATCCTCGTTCTCTGTTATTTTAAGTGAGTCTTCCATCACATATCAATATGAATATCATTTATCCAAGTTTGTTTTTCTGCTTTACGAAGTTTTTTCAATTCTTTCAGCATTTCTTTAATTTCTTGGTATGCTACTTCGGGAGACATCTTATCAGAAATTTCAAGTCCTACAATATATTGCACTTTGTCCCCGAATCGGGCAAGTGCTCTTTCAAATTCAGTTAGAGTTTCGTACATTATTTGTTAAGTGAAAATCTATCAAGATTATAAGGTTCGGATGCAAGGATGTCAATACGTGCTTCAAGACTGTTAAAAATTTCGTATATTGAGTTAGTCGTATTGATATTCTCTTCTTCAAGAACTTTAACACGTTGCTCTAACTCAACAACTCTGGTATAGAGTTCATCAATCAAAACAGGATCTTCTAGTCCCCATTTCTTTTGAAACCAATTTGTTCCAATCATAATACACCTACAGATTTAAGATAGTTTCGATATCCCATATATCTTCTCATATTTGGTTGATCTTTAACATCTAGTTGATGACAGATCTCACAGTAACATAACCACTCATACCATGGCGTAGTAGGATCTAAAACATGATATGGATGATCAGAGTTTTCCACCTACAGTTCCTTCATGAGTTTTGGATTCAGGGAAACCTTCCTGCCGTCCTTTAAGAACATAACGGGTTGCTGATACACATTGCTCTTCAGTGAGAGACGTGACCAGTCCGTTACCATCTTTGTCGGTAGAATCCCAGAGTCCATACTTTTTTTGCTCAACATAGAAGCAATCATCAATCAGTTTTTTTTCCATTTTTCAAATCAGGATGAGGTGCATAGAGTGGTCCTTCATAATTACCAGCAAACAAAGATAGATTCTTGACTGCTTCTACAACAGCAGGAGTTTCTTCCCAGTTCCACTCATTACCATGCTTATCAACAAAAGTTCTAATTGTCATATTTGTAACTTAATTGAATGTCTTTCTTTTTAAGGTTGTAGCGATCAATGTGCTTTTTACGATGTTCTTCTGTTTGAAAGTAACATTTACGTGTTTCTTTTCCATCCTTATGAATCAACTTCCATGGAAATTGATCAAACGGAAACTCTTCGCTGTAATCCATCAGGTAGGTTGCTCAACACGTTGAGTATACACGGCATCAAACAATTCGTCAAGCACCTCACCACAGGTATGATACTCTTTACTGTTCAGCACGGTCTTATCATACTGATAACGACGCACAGCAGTGTAAATGAGTTTATATTGTTCAGGTGTAAAGTTCATTCAGTTCCTCCATAAAGTCGTTGTCCTTCTTCATATCCTAGTTGATATGCCGCTTGTAACCACTTGATGATTGCTCCGTAATCATTTGTTTTAGCAGCATAATCAAAGTCATCATAGAACCGCTCAGAGCGGAATGAGAACCCTTCCATCTCTTCAAACCAATCATTAAAATTAGTCATAAAGATGCTGTTCGTGTTGCAACTTATCTAGGTGATGATAAATTGTCTGTTGTGAATACTGAAACTCTTCAAATCGTTGTGGTTTCTTCTGCTCCATTCGAGTGAGCATATTGATCCAATCATAATGAGTATTGATTACCCAACCATAATGTGCATCATTCATTTTAGTTCAAGTGTTTGGGTTTTTCTGTATCAAATTGGTAGAACTTTACATCTTTCATATCAAGACACATACGGATAGTTTCGTGCTCTCGGTGCTCTCTAGCAGTGCCTTTATATAATGCTCTGCGTTGGTATGCACAGCACCAGATGTTATAGAATATTTTAGATTTCTCATTCACTGCCCTAACCTCAACTTACGTTCAGGTGAAATAGTGCGATTGAATGGGTCATCATAAGGAAAAATATATTCTTGCATCCAACCATAAGAAAGTGCTTCCCAAAAATCATCTGGAAAGTGCTCAATAGTATCATAACTATCCAAAGCATACCAGAAGTTATGGAAACCATCAAGGAAGAGTTCCCATTTTGTTGGGTTTTCAAATCTCATTTAGATTACCTGTATTAGGAGACCATAAGGTGCTTAACTTCTTACCTTTCACTATAACATTAAAGTGATCAATCTGTCCATTTTTACGAGTAATCCCAATCCACACACTATCAGGACCCATCACTTCCATATGAAATGTATCAATATCCCGCACGATAATCTCATCGGGATTCTTACATTCTTCCTTTGGAAAATCGTTGCGGTCTTCTGTCATTTCAAAACCTCATAAACATCAACGGCATCATAATCTCCAATACCAAGTTTGAACCTTACAAAATCAGTGAGGTCAGTAGCATCACATTCATAGACACAATACCCACCATTATTATCACTTTGAACATAATTGGTGTAGTAATCATCAATCACCACCATAATTGCAAGAGCACGGGATTGGTCGTGCTCTGTGATGGTTTTATGAGGATGTGCTACGATATTCGTGATACACTTAAAGAGTTCTTCTCTTGTGTATGAGAATGCTTTTGCTTCTTGGTTGAGTGAATAAGTCATCAAACCTCTCCGTATGCTTCCAGAATAGCACGGGCAACTGCGATTGCCAAATCCTTCTGTGCGATACTCATATCCTCACGAGCACCCCCTTCACAGGAAGTAATGAAGACACCAGCATTATCTACTGTAAGTTCTACCCGATGAAAAATCTTTTCATCATCAGGGTCAGACATCGTGAAGACATCAATCTTACTGCGGAGCACATCAGTTCCAGGAAGTTTTGTGTAGAAAGGCATTAGGGAGTTCCTTTGTGTATGAGACTATTATAGGGCATCAAGTGGCATCTGTGGAGTGCTCTTGTGCCACTTTCATAACTGTCTCATGCCTCTTGTTGCTTTCGTTTCCTTGTTCTTCAATCAGGTCAGCAAGGTTGTTCAAATCTTCTACAGAAATACTCTCCTTCATATTATACTTACGGGCAAAGGCATAAAGCACAGCACGAATTGTGGTTGCCTGCAAATGTTCCATGCTGGTAAGAGAACCCCAAGGAGCAGCAGCACATTCATCGTTGTAGTATTCGTTATATCGGTCTATGAGTCTCATGATAAAAATACCTTGAGTGTACGTCCTTCATCTTGTTCTGATATTTGAACATTAGAGCAGTCATATTGAACAAACTCTCGTCCATTCTTACCAATCACTTCTACACGATTGATAAGTGGATAAGACTTGATGTAATCACCATTCGGTGCATAATAATCTACATCGTCTTCACCCTCAAAATCACCATAATCAATTCCAAGTGATTCTAAGGCTTTGTTTTCTGCTTCTCGTTGTGCGGCAACTTCTAGCATTTCCTCATGGGTCATACACTCCACTCCCTTGCTTCCCAATCCATCAGGCACATGTTAGTTTGCTCCTTATCAGTATAGTTGTCGTAAGCATACTGACGACACTCTTCTTCTGTGCCCTCAAACAGCATTTCATACATCTTGTGGTCTCCATCGTAGGTAAACTTATAAAGCCCCCACTCATCATAGCAGTCGGGAAAGAATGGCATTATCGTAGTTTCCCCTTAATTTTCTTGAGACAATCGTTGAAACCATCTACCGTGCATTCAACATACTCATTTTGAGAACCAGCAGAAGATTGTTCTTTCGGTAAGAACAACTCAATCCTATCTACCAAATCCTCAATAGAAGTTTCCATATCATCATTACTATTGGTTGTAAATACATCTTCCCACCAATCATAAATCAAATCAGTAAGATTTTGTGGTTTAGTAGAAGATGAAACTACACCTTGCTTGACTGCTTCCCTGAATGCTCCTTTCAATCCATCAGCAACTTGCTCTGGTGTTTGTGGAGTTGGTTCCCACTCACTCACATTTTGTTGATAAGCAAACTCATAACCTGCTTGGAAACTTTCACTCACTTTCTTTTCTTTTGAGGCATTATATCCCATTTGAAATGCTCTCCACCTAATATCAAAAATATTATCAACACTTGGATTAGTTGGAGGATACACACCCATCCAATCTTTATATGCTTCTTCTACTGGTGATTTTGTTTTTTCCAGTTCTTCAAGGAAAGAGAGTTTCTTTTCAAGCACTTTAATTTCTGCTTTTGTTTTTTCAATTTCAGTCATTTCCGTGCCTCCATTTTTATGCGATACTCACACCATTCTTCGTGATTTTCCAAGTATCCGTTGATTTGTGGATCACTAATCTTACAATAAGAACAACGATAATAAGGATTATCACCACCAATAGGTTCTGTTGGGTAATCGCAGTAATACTTTTCAGTCATTTTGCCTCCCAATACTTACCTTCCATTCCACATCCGTGATACTTTCTCATATTATCACAAAAACCACCATTAGATTTCCCAGTCACAACATTTCCAGACAGATGAGGATTGAGGCATAAGTCAAATGTGTCTCCATATCCAGTAATACGAGCACACCAATCTTTCTTGTAGTGCTTACAATCCTTACATAGACGAATGGGTTCAGTCACAGAGGTTCTCCACAATCACAATCAAAGTCAAGGTATTCTATCACAGGTTTCCTCAAGAAGTTACAAAGGTGCCACTGTGCTTCTTCAAATGTAGAATAATCACCATCCCTATATTCATCTACAAATATATTATACCAGAACAATCCAAATCTTTTGTGTTGTGGGTAATATCTGGTTGAGTGTCCGTCTGTGACTTTTTTGATACGATAGTTTTTCATATATCATACGGCATTTGAGGGTCTTTAGTCCACACTTTTGTATACACTAACCACTTCTCTTGTCTGTTATCCATTTCTGCTGTCCAGTGATACCCATTCTCATCAATAGCATCAAGGTAATGAATACCTTTTGTGATGTCAATAGTTCGTGTAACAGTTACAAACTTTACTTTCTCAACCATTAGAGTTCATCGTCCTCCAACTCATCAGCAAGACGCAGTATAGCACCCTTTACCCACTTCTGTCCCTTGATGAAATAATTTTTTTCCATACTCAATTCTCGGTCAGGGTCTGGTTCAATATTGAGACCCTCCACTACTTCACGGAGAGCAGCAGCAACGGCAGCATTATCATAATAATTTGGACCTGGACCCAACTTACTATAATACTCATTCATTACTTGTTGTGCTCTGTTTTTTCTACTCATAGTGCTTCTACCTCATTGGCAAGTTCATACAATACATCAACAGGACTTTGAAGTTCTCCACAATCAGTACAAAGTCGTGCTGCTGCTTCGTTGATGATAAAAGCAATCAGTTTCTTGCGGTCATCCTTCTGTGGTCGCAATGTGAGTTCCATAGAAGCATCTAGGAGTTCTTGTGCCCTAGTCGTCATTTGTGTTCTTTATACCAACGAAGGTCTCTTGGTTTCCAATCAACTATACTACAATCAAATTGAAATCGTTTGTATCGGATAAAACCACCGAACAAATGACTGGAACCAATACTCAACTGAAATGCTGGGAATAAATCATCACATCCATAATCATCCCATTGGAGAGTAATATCCAACAGAGCAAATCTGCGGCATGAGAGAACTTGGAGAAACCATTCTTTCCCATAGTCCTCATAGGTTTCATAGTCAAAGAGTTTCATCAATCCTCTCCATTTTAGCAAGGGGTTCGTGTCCCCATTTCATAGGGTCATCATAGCATACCTGCATCATTTCAGGCCACTTTCTTTCCGAATCCTCACTCTCAATAATACCTTCTTCTACTGCCCGTTCCCAAGAAAGTTTCTTACGAATAACACAGTGAAGGTCATAAAGAACTCCATTATTCTTGGGAAGGTCTGGATGCCCAATACCCAAAGAAACTTGAGGACAATCAATATCATCTACCATATGATTGCAAAGAATATTGCCAATCGTGCGTGTGTCTTCGTGAAGTTTGGTATAATCAGTCGGTTTTTTAAGAGGCAACCAATCCACAATCTCTTCCCACTGCCCCAACTGAACTCGTTGGAGTACATCAGTAGCATATTGCAGTGCCCGTGCCTGTTCTTCTGTGATAGTGAGAGTGTAGGTTTTCATGGATTTGTAGGTTGTTCAGGTGGCACAGGGGGTGGTGCTACTGGAGGTAGTATAACGGGTTGTTGAACTGCTTGCACTTGAGGTTGTGCCACTTGCTCAACTGGTTGTGCTGGTTGTGCTGGTTCTTCTAGTTTCTTTTCAAGTTCTTGGATTTTCTGTTCCAGAGTCTGTTCCAGAGGAGCAGTTTGTGCGTTTTTAATATCCTCAGAAATCTTCCAACTTGCAAGACCCACACTAAAAATACTAGCAAGGGCAGCAACAACAGAAACAGTTTTAGAAAAACTCATTGGTATTCGTCCTCAGGAAAAGTAAAGTATTCGTGAATCGCAGACATCACAGCATCTTCAATATGCTCAATCACAGCACCTTCACTGGGGTTTTCTACATGTTTGTGTGCCCGATGCCATCCTTGACGCACACCCTCTTCAATTGCCTGTTCTAAAATGACATAAAACTTAGGTTTCATTCTTCTTCCTCACAAGGGAACATAGCATCATACTCTTCATCGGTCAGAGTCAGGTACTGAACATCAGCATCTTGGTGTTCTTCGGCATACATCAGTTGATAGTGTGCGAAGTCAGAGAGACTTGTGCTCCCATATTCTACCAGACCATCAACCAAGCACAAGTAGTTCATAATACCTCCCAATCACATTCCCAATGACAATCGTTGTTTACATTGACCCAGAAGAAGTATTTCTGATTCTCGGATGCAAGAAACATCATACCATCACCCTTGTCTTGCTCAACAATACAAACAGGATTGTTGCCCATCATATTACACAGACGGTTCTTCGCCTTGCTGCTTTTGGGTCTTACGGTTACTCTTTTCATTTTCAATCTCTAGTTTGAGTTTACGAATTCCAGTAATGAAGTAAGCAAAGTCACGGGTCTCTGTGATAGGTTTGGTTTCACCACACACATCACAGGTTGACGTATAAACAGAAGAACAACCTACCGAATAAACACCATAGGTTCGTCCACAATCCATACAGGTATTATAAGCAGTTTCAAGTCTCTTGAGAAGTGCTTTCTTTTCTTTGAGGTTCATAAGGTCCAAGTTCAACACGGGGTTTTGTGTCTGCAAGGTAATCATACAGCATCTGGGCGAACCCGTACTGGGGTTTTGTGCCAGTTTCAATACTGGATGAGGTGGCAACAGTCCACATTATATCAAGTTGTAGTTTATCAGGTAAGTTCTTCATCTAAATCAACATCAATACCATCAGTAAGGTCTTTCAATCGGTCAAAGAAATCTTCATCAAGTGGATATACCTTTTCTTCTCCTCTATCAATTCTATCACACATTTCCATCAGGTACTCAAGAAACTCTTTGGGGTAGGTTTCATCTAGGTTGATACTTGTCCAAAACCACTGGTAACATTCTTCATATGGGTCATCAGTTGGAAGTAGAGCATAGTCCTTATAGTTTCCACTGATGAGGTCTCTCCACATCTTGAAGTTATTCCACATCTCTCTCCAACCAGTTTGGAAGCAGTGACCAAAGTAATATTCAAACCAGTTTAGTTTTTTAGCCATCTTTCAACTTCATATAATCTCTTGCACGGTAAAACAATTCATCACGCCAGTTACGACCACAAATATCAAAAGTGAAACCTAACCGACCAATAGAAAATAGAAAGGAGAATAGTCTTCCATATCCCATAGAGATTTGAAGATAAGGAAATTCAATCCATTTCCCATACTCTCCATAATCAAAAGCAAGTTGAAGTAGTGAATATCGTCTTCCAGTACAAAGAGTCATATACCATTCTTTTCCGTAGTCGTTTCTTTCGCCAAATTGAATGAGTTTCATAATCAGTAAGGTAACGACTTCAGACCATCTAATACTTCTTGGAATCTTTCGGCACGACTCTTGTGGTGCTCTACATTCTCTTCCAATACACCTACAATATCGTCCAGCACAACATCCAGAGAGGCATCAGTATCAAAGTATTTCTGGATTGCTTCGGCAAGGTATCTCCTCCGACTCCATTCCATACTATAAGGACGATAATTCATAATCAGAAAGTATATGCAGGTATTATAGGGTATCTAGGGCAGTTTGTCAATCTTTGTTTTTTCTATCATACTGATGCCACTTGCACCAACCATCGGCAGCAATCTTTCCTTTTACTGCGGTACAGGCATTCGGTGGTCTCCACATATTACAATTGGAGCACTTCTCATTGCCCTTCGGATGATTTTGATATTTTGCTGTTTCCTTAGAAGACTTTTCTTCTTCTGCTATAAACTCTTGATAGGATTTCATTGGTTAAGTTGTCTCTTGTAACATTTTTCTATAACAATCTCTGGCAATAATTGCTTCATCTATCGTATCATAAGTGCCAACATAGTAGTTAATCTTTTTATGCCACATATTGACTTGATATTTACCAGATGGGACTTTTTTTATATTTCTCAACTCACCATTGGGACATCTGCGATTTATATTTTGTGTAGAGTTGTCTGCCCATCTTATATTGCCAGGAATATATCCAGAGTTGTTGTTTATTCTATCAATAGAATATCCTTCTGGTCTTTCACCCAAATTTTCATCAATATATTTTAGAAACTTTATAAAACCTGGCGGAGTTTGTGTGGTGCCGTGAAACCCTCTTTCAGACCACTCTTCAAAAATTTCTATCCCACGAGCACCATACTCTGAATAGTTTATATTTTTTGGATCTTTACATCTGCGTATCATACCATTCCAAGTATGATATAGGGGGTGTTGTGATACTTTCATTGTAAGTCTTGGCGTGACTGATACTATTTATAATAACATATGTGTGGGTCTTACGCAACATAATTCCGCCAAGACTTATTGTTGCTGCCCACCATCAATCACGAGTGCGCCAATCAGTGTCATCTTCATCTCTCTTAAACCAATCGTGTAAGTCATCAGGAGAATCAAAACCACGACGACCAAATCTTTCGTGACCCAATCCACCAATATCTAATTGATTCATAAAGTCGTCTAAGTCACCTTCTACCATATCTGGATTCTCTGCTCTCCTTCTTGCCTGACGAAGGATTGTTGCAGCACTTCGGTTTGCTTTGGCGAGTTTTTCACACCAAATCATTTCACTTAATTCAACTGACTCACCTTTTACAATCTTATCACAAATTGATTCAAGTCTGAGTCTGTATTGTGTGGAAAGCATATTCTAACTCCAGATATGGGTTATTTATTTTTGTATTCATCCATTAACTCTTTTGCGAGTTTCATAGACCGACGCCACATAAGATACTTCACAATCGGATTTGCAGGATTATGTAATATCCACCACTTTGTCTTTTCATATTGAACTCTTGCAAGTTGAGTGAGCATATAAAACCCTCTTGCGACTGATTGATCGGTGATAATCAGATATGCGATGCAAAAGAATATGATAAAGTAAATGTATGAGGTACTCATTGTCTTAGAGTTTTGAGATATTCTAACACATGCTCACGAACAATCATGAGTTCGTTGTAACATTCTTGATTATGAGCACAGTTTCTCAATTCATGATCTGGTTTCAGAACACTCTCTTCAAATAAAGTCAAACCACGATTCCATTTATCGGATTGAGATTCATTTTGCATCTTTTTTAATCACCACAGGGCAGGATGGAATAGTTTCACGAATGAGATTGATAAGTTCTACTTTGATTTCATTCGATAACATTTTATGTGTTCGAATTCGATTGATAACATCATGAGCTTGACCGCAGGTGATAATCGTAGTGAGAAACAGAGCAGTCATAGCTCTCTCCTATTCTCAAAATATTTATTGACCAAATCCCTTGCTCTTAACCTTTTGTTTATCTTTTACGATGATAACATCTAAAAAATCGGGGATCTGGCAGTTCTGGAACCAGAACCCCTGAGCATCCGTCCAATTGTCGAAAAATACCTTTTTGTCATTTTTCAGGACAACTTCATAGGTATGTCTATCATAAGGGACATCAGATGTGACTTTAAATGTCTGAGTCATAGAAATTTGTCCAGTGATGAGACTGATTTGCCGTTCATTGCCTTCTGAATATAAGACTTGGCAGTCTTATAGGTGCTGGCAGTGTGAACTTGCTGCCCATTGTGAATGATAACAAACTTTTTACCATAAGGAACGGCAGCCCACATGCCATCCTTAGTCACATATCCGTTGGGGTCTCCTGGTTTAGGATTCAGAATACCTTCATTTTGTATATTCATTTCAGTTAAAAAATTGATCTAAAGGATTAAAAGATCGGATTCGTTCCATTGCCATATTAACATACTCCTCATGAATTTCAACTCCAAGATACTTCCGTTTCAAATCAATACATGAAATTGCAGTTGTCCCAGATCCCATAAAAGGATCAAGAACTAAATCACCAATGTAACTGTAATACTTAATGATACGATCAGACAGTTCTTTTGGATAGGGCGCTAAATGATCTGAATGTGTTTCTGGATTGATCTTCCATACGTTAGATCGTTCATAGTCTTCATTGACAAGTGATTGCTCTAATACATCACCATCATAAGATCGAACAACTTTATCAATTAAGAATGGTGCTGGTTTCTGAAATACAAAGATAGTCTCAGTTACAATGTTTGGTTTGTATGCAACTGGTTTGCGATGTTGAAAGAATCCACCATTACGATTAATTGATGCACCCTCAGGTTTTAACCAGATAATATCATCAATGTATTTCCATCCCATTTGTTCCATTAAAGTAAAAAAATGAAATGGAATTGCAAGACGTTTACTCTCATGTGCCCGTGATTGTCTTGCCTCAATCACTGGAGAAAGATTTACAACACACATTCTACCTGGTTGAGTGACTCTTAACACTTCAAGAAACACATTTCTCAAGAAGTCAAGATACTCTTGGTAAGTTGGCCAAGTTGAATATTCTCTGGCGTTATAATATGGAGGAGAGGTGCAAGTAAGATGCACACTCTCACTTTCTATTTCTTTTAAAAGTCGGGATGAATCTCCCTGTAAGATCTGATCCATTGAATTTTTCTACTCGATGCTTTGTTACTATCACAATCACCGTTAATTAGTGATTTTCGACCATGACACAGTTTACAATAAGTTTTAACATTGTCTGGAATATTGTTATGATGATCGCCATCTAGATGGTCAAGATCCAAACTGTTTTCAAATCCAACCCATCCATCTTTAGGAACTGGACAAGTCCATCCAAGATGTCCATCATGATTTTCACAATATGATTTCTTATGAATTGTAACTCCAGGAATTACTTTACCATTCTTTCGAGCACTAGTGCAACGGGAACATTCGGATTTGAAAGACCAATACTTCCATTCTCGCACAAGAACTTTATTATTACAACCATCATTGACACATGTAGGAAGTTCATGCCCTTCGACAAAGAACTTCTCTTTCATTTGTTTGGAAAGACTCAACATAATCAAAATACAATGTTAGAGGACATTACACGGGCATTTGGATATTGTGCAAGAGCAACTTGTATTGCTTCTTGACGATTGCGGGCATAACACTCAACATAGAATGTTTGTCCACTAACCATGCAGGTGACACGATGCTTCATAATTACCTCAGCGTTTGATGGTGGAGATTGCAGGTTCGCCTTGAACAAAGATCGTCTCAGCGACACTCTGCAAACGTTTGGCAGTTGCGATGCCAACGTTACTATACACGGGAACATGAATGAACCCATAGGACTTGTGATAGTCCTTCAACTGTCCAGGCACCAAAGAACCCTCTGAGAGGCGCTTAGAATCGTCTGGATGGAGGCGAATCACACGCCCAATGGTCTGTGCCATAGCAATGTAATCCATGTTCCTCATGAGGACGCAGGAGGTCAATCCAGGACAGTTGATACCCTCAGAAAGGATGCTGTAGTGAAGAATGATGAACTTCTTCTCAGGATCCTTACCCCATGCAGTCAGAGTGTCAAAAAACAGTTCACGGGAAACCTTTTTGTTGTTGATGAATGCACCATACTTTGCAGTCACCCACAATACATCATAACCATGTGACTGAACTTCTGTCATAAAATCAGTCTCAGCAAGCATTCGAACCAACACTTTAGTATTGGGTGCTGCTACCAAAACCTTCTGCATATTGTCCTCATTGAGAATCTTATCCAGAAGAGTCATGCAATCACGCTCTGCTGCATCATCTTTGTCACGAATTGCATTGATCTGACTCACACAAACCTGAGGAGGAACAATGAAACCACCTTCAACCAATTCAGGTGCAGCAACATTACAAATTACTTGACCATATACAGATCCATCATTCATGCCAGGTTTGGAAATAGTAGCAGAATGCTTAGGAGTAGCAGTGAAGAAATAGCAGCGGTTAGCAGTAGCAGAGAAGTGTTTTGTAGCAGGGAAAAAATGACTCTTAACACTGTTGTGTGCTTCATCAAAGTAAATAGTGTCAATATGAATGTCTGCTTGCTGTAGACGCTGTAGAGAGTTGTAGGTAGTGAAGATCAGTTTGTGTTTGGGAGCATCAGGATTGAATGCACTAGTCACAATTTGATTCCAATACTGAATCTCAGAGGGTTTTGTAGTGCTAAAATGCCTTGTTTCCCCCGAATGGATATGAATAACAGATGCATTAGTAACATACTCCAAGAATTCAGCAGACAACTGTTCACTCAAAAGAATACGAGGAGCAACTACAACAATAGTTTGAGGATCGCTATTGGAAAACTCTTTGATCGCATCAGCAATCATGGTCAGAGTCTTTCCAGCACCAGTCGGCATGATCAATTGACCAATACGATACTTGAGCATTGCTTCAAGACCGCGTTGCTGGTGAGGACGGAGTTGAATCACAGGGATCATTGCGTATGAGACTATCATAGCAGAAAACCGTCCCTGATGCGACTCAGTGGACGGTTTCCTAAGTGTCCTATGAAGCTTTAGATTCTCATCTTCAACCGGGACAAAGGTAGTCTACTAGGATTGTTGTTTTTTGTCAATATCTTCAGCAATTTTTTGAAATTTTGAATCCCAAGTTTCTTTATCAGCATCCCATTTACTTAGTGGGCATGAGTCAAGGATAATTTTTGCCTTTGCAGGAACATAGCATCCACATTCTCTGCAACGATTTTCTAATTCATCATACTTATCACAACCTTTGCATGTTTCAATTCTTTGTTTATAAATTTCGTCAGAAACAAAGAGAATTGCATCACGATTTTGAGTTATGTATTGAACTAATTCCCAAGAAAAATTAGCAAGATTTTTGGTTTGTTCTATAAGAGAAGGATAATTTTTATCTTCAGACATTGTTTTTATATTTCAACTAAAAATATTTATTGTGGTTGATAAGATCCCTTTATAGTTGATGCATTTATTGATCCTGATATTGTATAATTTGATCCAACAATTGCCGATCCACCATTTCCTGCACCTGTAGCTCCTGTGGTGCCAGATCCAGATGTTGCCCAATCTCCACCAGAACCACCGGATTCTCCATTTGATCCACGAGTAGCACCACAAGTTGATGGGCTATACGACAAAGTATATTGATCAACAGAGGTTATATAAATTCTTGCATTTGTATCATCTCCACTATTGTCTCTCAACTTAACACCATTATCTCTAATTAGAACATTTCTTGGATTTCCAGAAATTTGCACCATATATGTCTTTGGAGATACATTAAAAGTATATCTTCTAATTCCATTTTTAAAATTCCATGAGAATATTTCTGCATACGCTGCAGTATTACCATCACGAACTCTAATCGTATCGTAACATCTACCATTAGTATTTGGATTATCATTTGTATCAATTTCCATAGTAATTCGGGCAGATCCACTCCCAGTTACATTTAAGAAAGCATCATCATTATTTTCTGTCCAGTAATATCCGATAGATGATAAGGAATATCCAGCACCTGCAGGATCCGAACCAAGACCTCCAGGAGACCCTAATAAAGTTCCATCTTGATTATTATATCCTCTACCATATCCACCTGTTCCTCCATATCCACCTGCTCCAGCAGTGATTGTTGAATATTGAGTACATCGACGATACTGAGTATTTTTCACACATCGTTCACAACAACCCCAGCACCAATCGCAAGTAGATTGACAACAATTCCCACCCCAAGTTCCAGCATCATTATAACCACTACCGCAACCAGGAGCTCCGCCACATCCTTGAGTCGTATATTCATTATAACAAGATCCTGCGCCTCCAGGAGCACCTTGAGATCCTCTCTCACCTCCACCGCCGCCACCATATACTTGTGCCGATGGTCTTAATAAAACATTAACATTATTTCCACCGATGGGAGATAACGAAAAAGCGTTTCCACCATTCTCACCTCCAGGATCAGGTGCGCCATTACCAGTTCCACCTCCTCTTCCAGAAGCACCAAAAATTTGACCAAAAACATCAATTACCAAATTATGTGCAATTGTATTCAATATTGCAGATGGAGTAGAAGTATTTACAGATCCACAGATTCCATCAATAAACAAAAATTTTCTAATGTTCTTATTTAAATTATTATTCCAAGATTGATTTGAGATATCAAGATTAAGTTCAGTATCACTTTGAGTAAGATAATAATATTTTACTGAATTTCTAAATTGTGATGTTTTCCAATTATTTGATGTTGAAATATTGGCATTTTCGGTAGAATCTGGAACAACTGGGTCTGTATTTGTTGTACTTATGATTCTTTTTAGTTCTGAAACACTAATTTGACCAGTATCACTATTAAATGTCTCAGTTGTAGAAGAGGTTTGTTTTCTCTGCTGAGCACGAAAATTAGATCTTAAAGAACTAAAGGAAATAGCACCTGAAGAGTAATAAGGACCAGCTTTTGATACTGTTACTGCCATTACACTGAGTTTTTCCTTTATTTATGAATGGCGTTTATAATTTCTTTATGTGATATTCTTTGATTTTCTAATTTTTTAATTTTCGTATATTCATAATGTTCTTTTGCAAATTCTAAAATCTGTTGTTTATTTCTTTTTGAATTTAAGAAATCTCGAATTGCATTTTTATCAAACATATTTAATCCGTTTGAAACTTGAATAAAATTATCAAGTGACCAAACAAATTTGGTTGAATTATTGCCTAGATTTTTAGCATCTAAAAACTCGTACTTACATTTTTCCTCAAAATCTCTGACCCATTCAGTTTTATTTTCAGTCATGTATTTCCAAAAGTCAGAATCAAATCTATTTGTATTATAATGAAGACAAATAAAATCCACGATGACTTTATAAGCATTTAGGTTTATTTCATTAAATTTTTTTCTATTATATTCCAAGAAGGTTAAATTTGAATTTAAAGAAATAAAATCTTTAATTTGATTTATGATAATGTGAATACCAGTAGACTCTAGCGGTTCTACAAATCCACTTGAAAGACCAATTGCTAAACAATTTCCAACCCATGCTTGATCATAATATCCAGGTTTATAGTAAATAATTTTGTCTGTTTGCAATCTAACTCCAAATTTTTCTAATAGCCAACAATTATATTTTGTTTTTGCTTCTTCATCTGAAGTAAATCTGGAAGAATAAAGATATCCAGTTCCATATCGATTTCCAATTGGTATCTGCCATATCCATCCATTATCTGTCGCTTCTGCTAACGTGTAAGATGGCACTTCTTCAAAATCATATGGAATTTGTTGTGGAATTGCTCTGTCAATTGGCAAATAATCTGTAATGTCATTCCACTTTACCTTTAAGTTTTTAATTAACATAGAGTTAAATCCAGAGGCATCAATATAAAAATCTGCTTTTACATTTCCACTATTTTTGAAATCTATACTTTCAATTTGATTATTTTCAATATTAATTTTTTCAGCAATATCATCAATAAAATCAATCTCGTTATTCATCTTTCCAAAAATATAATTTGAAAATTCTTGTGTATCAATGTGCAGCGCATGACTATAATCAAAAGTTTTTTTTGGTAATGTAGATGTTGCTTCATTATAAAGTAGACCACCATTATAGCAATCGTTTAGAATAGAATAGATTGCACTTGATTGATCCGACTCCCCCCAAAAAGAAACTTCTTTAAATCCATGAAAATATTCTGTATTGGGAATCCAATTTTTAAAATTTATTCCTAATTTTACACTTACATTTAAGTCTCTAATTAAATCTTCAGTTTTTATTCCCAGAGAATTAAGGAATAAATGAATAATTGGTGTAGTACTTTCACCAACACCTATATTTTTTCTTTTGGCATCAAAATATAGAGAAACTTGAACTTTATCTCCCCAATATTTTTTAATCATTGATGCTGCAATCAATCCAGAGGTTCCTGCCCCCAAAACAATAAATTTTTTCATAAAATTATAAATTAATGGAAATCAGTCCACCCAACTCCAGTATATCCTTGAAATTTATTTGTATCCGTATTAAAAATAAATGCTCCAGCAACAGTTACTAAACCCACTCTTTGAGCAGTTGTTAGTCTTGGAGGTAACATATATGCTCTAGATCCAACGCCTTCACCGGGCAATAAACCTGGTGAAGATTTCCCAGCATCAGAAAAATCAACTGCAGAACGAACCGCTGTTGTTCCTACACCTACACCTCCAGATCCTCTTATATAAAGTACAGAATTATATAAGTTTGTTGTTGCATTATATTGGACAATTGATTTTCCTTCTATATACAATCCCTCACCATTAGTGGTTGTAGTTCCAATTCCAACGTTATCACTAATAGTTTGCCCAGAAACTTTTAAAGCGACGGTAGGAATTTGTGCTGTTCCAACTCCTACATTTCCAAAAAGGGCAGTTTTTTCTCTAACATCTAGATTAGCAATTGGGATGGTTGTTCCAATACCAACACTATTAACAACACTCAAATTACTTGATATACCAACATTAAAGAATGTGGATATTCCAGATGTATTGCTAATATTTTTATTGTTAAGGATCGTTGGTAAATCAAACGTTCCGGCTGATATTGTACCAAGTATATTTACATTTCCACTAAAAAATCCAGTTCCATTTGCATTAATTGTAACTCCAGTTCCAACTTGTAGATTTCCTTGTGGATCTGTATTCCCAATACCTAACCTTCCATCATAAGTTAGTGTCATTAATTCGACAAATGTTTGTCCATAGAACCAATTAAACCTACCAGTGCCAATTCCCATAGGACCAGCATGTAAGTACATACTGAAATCACCAGTATCATTGTTTAAAATCTCAAGTGTCCTGTCTATATCACCAAATCTTAAAAGTGCTGTGCTTTTTCCTACTCCAACAGATTGACCAATACTAATTCTTGCATTTCCACTATTGGAAATAACTTCTAAGAGTGATCCAGATTCTTTTCTAATTTGCAATTCTGATGTTGGTAATGCTGTTCCAACACCAATTCTCCCAGAATTAAGAGCAGCAAATGCAGTTCCTCCAGTTCCAACATGAGATCTTGTAAATACTGTTGATACTCCAGTTGTTGAAAATCCACTATTAATTGAATTGACTGTAATATCTGCTGTTGTTGTAATTGAAGATGCAGTTGATGCTATTCCAGTTAAATTTCCATAAAAACCCGTTGTTGCTGTTATAATTCCAACATTAATATTTGATGGTAATCTTGCATTATCAATTGTTCCAGTTAATTGTGGAGCATTAAGACCAGTAAGACCAATACCAGAACCAGTGAAACTTGCTGCAGTTATAATTCCAGAATATGATGCATTTCCATTTGAATTAATTGTAACTCCAGTTCCAATTTGTAAATTTCCTCTTGGAATCGTAGTTCCTATACCAACGCTGAAGGATGTAGAAATTGTAGAATTACTGCTGTTTACATACCATCCATCAACAGCAATTGCATAGATGTCAGTTAATCCAGATGCACTTCCTGAAAATAATTCTGCTGTAACAACACCAGAAACTGATACATTTTGTGTTACACTCAAAATTCCTACTGTTGTAACACCAGAAACATTTAGATCTTTTGTTACTGTAGCACCAGTAACTCTAGTATCGCCATAAACATTTAACAAATATTCGGTAGGAACGGAAGTTCCAATTCCCACCAAACCATTTGCATTTACAACGAAATTATCATCATCAACTTGAACACCATTTCTAAGGTTAAATGACTTTCTATAATTTGCCATCTTATATGGTTTTTTAGTTATTTATCCGTAAGTTTTTGTTCAAGGTTTTCAACCTTCGCAGAAAGTTCCTTGATTGCTTCAACAAGAAGTGGAACGACCTTATGATAATCAACTGCCAAGTAACCATTATCTCTTGTTACAACCGCCTCAGGAAGAACTTCAAGAACTTCTTGTGCGATTACTCCAACATCATTTCCTTCCTTGCCAGACTTTTCATTCCAAGTATAAGTATTACCACTAATGGAAAGAACTTTTGCAAGAGGATCATCAATTGGAGTAATATTATCTTTTAGTCTCTGGTCAGAGGTATAAAATGCAGTAATATCACCAGTTACATTTAAATCGGAATTGATTTGAGTTGTTGTATTAATTGCTACCTTTGATCCAGATACTGCACTTAATTTAAGATCTCCAGATGATGTGTCAATTGTATTATCATCAGTTTGTGCTAATTTAATATTTCCAAGTTGAACAGTAGAACAATTTAATGTGCCATTAATATAAACATTTTTACCAATTCCTACTCCACCAGAAATAATTAAATCCCCAGTTGTTGAAGAAGTAGACTCTGCTCCTTGTGTCAGTCTGACTGTATTATTAAATGTTGTTTGTGATTTTGCTCTAATTTCTTTATTAAATGTTACGGGACCATCAAACTGAGAAAGAACTTGTCCAGATGCACCACCTTCTACAAGTAATCTCTCTTTAATTGTAACTTCATCAAATACGGCACTTAAACGATTAGGATTTTCACCAGTAACTGTTGGTTTTGGAATATCATAAGAAACAACCTCTCCACTTGCTGCAGATGTTTTGGTATTTCCATTATAAAAATCTCCAGAATTGTTCATTCCAGTATATACAACAATACCACCAGAACGTTCCTGAGAGTTCGCTAAAAAGTTTTCTTGATCATTTAGTGTTTTAACCTGAACTTGTGGCAATCCAGTCGAATAGTTACCTGGACCATATCCAAGATATTCAAAGGTGTGCCCTGACGCACGAAGAATAGAAGGTCTTCTGAACTCAATTGCAATTGGATTAATTCTACGAATCAACGAGTTGACATCATGATTTTCTTGAACTGTTCCAAGAGATCCACGAATTACAGTTGCAGAAGTATCATTACCACTGCTGGTAATTCTCATAATTTCATTATCAATTTGAATATAACATCCAAGTGGCAATCTTTGTGCTGTTCCAATACCAGTATGACTAATATTAATTGTGCTTCCTGTTGTTAACTCAGATGTTAAAATAAATGTTTGATTATCATAAAAAGAGACATTACGTGTTCCAAAATTTTCTCCATTTTCATCAGAAATTGCATTATTTGAAGAAAGTCCATGTTTTAAAACATATCCATTTGTTGCCGAAATTGAAGAGTTTGTAAGTGCTGTAAATGTCGTTACACTTTCTCTCTTATCGACAATGTAATCTCCTATATTATTATTATTAGAATCAATTACACGGAAACGATTTCCAGAAAGAAGACCATGAGCATCGTAAGTTGTAAATGTTGTAATACCTGCTGAGGAGTTGTATGCTGTCCCGCTAATTCTAATTGATGAGTTAACGACAAAAGCGTATTGTCCAGTTTGTATTGTTGGATCTCCAACAGTTTTAGCGATTGCAATTGATGTTGAAGATCCAATAGAAGTAATTCGATAATAACCATCTGTTACTGTTCCTGCACCGGTGATTTGAACAACGTCACCAATGTTTGTAGAAATTCCTGATGTTGAGACTGTGTAAAGAGCACCACTTCCAGCACCAATTTTACTTTGATCAAAATATAGAGATCCAGCAGTATAACCAGATCCAGGTGCCATAATTTCAACAGAAGTTACAATTCCACTACTCACAATTACTTTTGAAGTTGCACCACTCCATGAACCTGTTTGAGATCCATTAAGAAGTTTAACATTATAATATGTTCCATTTGTATAAGATGTTCCACCATTTGAAATTGAACCAGTTACAATTCCTGAAAGACCATGAAATCTTGCAAAAGTTAATGTTGCAATTCCAGAACTTGATTCAACAGAAGAAATTGTAAGAGCAACTCCAACATTTTTAAGAGAGAGATCTGTTGTTTCACGTGTAATACTTTTCTTTAGATCATTTGTCTCAACCGCACCAATTGGAGCACGTTTTGCAAATGTTTTTGCTGCTTGAGGGTTATCATTTACATTATCTCTATCTAATTGAGGATATAAATCGACAGGTAATTGTCCATACTTAAGATTTGTAAAAAGATTTGCACTAATTGCATTACTTGAGTTTAAAACATATAAGTGATAAATTCCATCTTGTTGATTGAAAATATATGGAGAAATAATTTCATTTCTGTAAACAAATAAATTACTTTGCCAATCATTCCTTTCAAATCTTGGTAGATTTTGATCTCTAGTTGATGTTGTATCTGTAAATGTTCCAGCAGATTGTGTTACGCCCGTAATTGTATTTGTTGTTGTATATCTAAAGGTATATGCATCAATAATATTAGATACAATGAATCTACCATTGTATCCAGAATCAAATCTTCCCGTAGAATTTGTTGAACTTTTAACATTTCTAATTGTTACTACTTCACCAACTTGAACATTATGTGGAAGTTCAGTTAATACCGTAACTACATTTGAACTTTCTGAACAAGATGCAATCAATCTTGGATTTTTTAAATATGCATAATCAGTGCTTGCAATGCTAGTTCTTGTAAAATCAGTGTCAGTTCTAACACCTGTAGTGCTGGATTCTTGAAGAATAAATCCCGTTTCTGGATCTTTTGCGTTTGCAAATTCTTTTGGAATAACAACTCTCAACTTATAAATTTTTTCGTCTAAACTTCTTTCATCAGAAATACGCTTCACATAAGCAAGATCTGTTGTTGGACCAAAAGTTATCGTTCCACCAATACTCAATGCATTATAAATTTCATTGTTTTGATTAACGTGAATAAACCAGTTATTATTTTGACTATCAAATTGAATAGGTGATCCAAGTTCTCCAGATTCCCTGTCAGAAACTCTACTTAAAATGTGAAGATTTGTACCACCTACAACTTGAATTGGTTTGTTTTGAAGAGCATTTGTATACGATGCTGCAAGTTTTACTGTATTATTATCTCCAGGATTAATTGCATAGTAAATTTGATGAGGATCAATATTTTCTGGCAAATCTCCATCATCACTTATGATTATGATCTTTTCACCCGTTAACAGATTGTTAGATCCAATTGTAAATGATGTCGTAAATCCAGTTGGAGGTGTAGTGGTTGCATCATAAAATTTAACAGAACTTGTTGTTCCTAATGCAGTTGTAAGTCCAGAAGAACTAATTGCATTATTACACATGTAAATATTTGCTTCACTAGTTCCAGTTCCCAAAGGAACGTATAACTTATCATTTAATTTTGCACCGATTCGATATCCTTGTGTAAGAGATGATGGGGCAACATTAATTGAGTTAAATCCAAAAAGATAAAGGTGACTTGAGATACCAACTTGAGTTGTAAGTCCTACGTTTAAAGATAACCACTCAATGTTATCTTCAACAGAAGAAACTGATCTTGGTGTGACTATAGAGGTAATAAAAGCTTTATTATCCTTATCAAATGCTTCTTTTTTAAATCCAGAAGAATTTAATGAAATTTGACCAAAGTTTGAGTTTGAGTTTGTAATTGATGCATCACCACCAGTTTCTGCATCAAAATGCTTATTAAATCCAATTGCAAATACAGAAACAATTTGAATGAAAGCATCATTTGTAATTTTAATATGACTTGTTTCCCATCCTTGACGATAGATAGCGTCTGGATCTAAATGATAAACTCTATTTGTATCTGTTTGAGATGCTCCATTTGGAAGATCTCCACCAGAAACAGTAGTGTAATCAATTTTTTCATAAGATCTAGAAGATTTATTATATTTTGCAAAGGCACGATCATCCTTTTGAAGAGATACTGCAGTAAATTGTGCAACAACGGTGCTTCTAAATCCTGATGCTTTGCTACCATCAGCATGAAGACCATTCATACCCCAGACAGAGCGTAATGAACAGTTAAAAATGTAAGGGGATGCGCCAGATACAGTATCAGTCTCAACTGTTACTGTCGCTCCGGCAGCACTTGGACTTGGAATTGTAGGAACTGTTGAAAGAAGGTAAGTAAATGATGTTGAACTTAAAACAGATTGAACAGTTGTTGAAACATTATAAACCCCTACACCAACTCCTTTAACTTTAATTGGAGTACCTACGTTTAAACCATGCTCTGTTGTGGTTGTAACTGTAACACGTGCGTCTGCAACACTGCCATTACCAGAAAATATTGAAGCAATTGTAATTGGATCTGAAGCAAAAGCACCGACAATTTGAAACTCTGGATCTCTCTTTGCAAAACCAAGAGGATTCGTTGGATATTTATCTTCTGCTTTAATTTCACGATATGCATTATAAGCATTTGAGACTTTGCTATAATACATATCAAGATCGGTGAGACCTGTTGCAGTTCCACCAGCACCACCAATAGGCAATGTAATATTATTTACACCATCACAAAATTCAAAACAAGTTACTTTATGGTGTGAAAAATTAGGTGTTGAGCGATAGATTGATGAAAAATCATCTGGATTTGTATATACCGTGCTACTTGCATCTGCATCAAAAATAGAAAATTGCCAAAAATAACAAGCACCAGTAATTCTAAAAATTGCAGATTTAGATACAGTATCATCTGTTGGATTTGGAACATATTTTGGACGAATTTTGGTCTTTCTTAAATCAAGACCAACAATAGAAGTTCCTCTTGGAACAACAACACCACCATACCAACTATTAAACTTATAAAGAATATTATCTTCTTGTGCAAGATCAAAGTTTGAATTTAATCCAAGTGAAAAAACATTTGTAGCAGTATCTTGACCACCAGATCGATTGACTGCTTTTGCTCCACTGTTATTATAAACTGCATATCCAGGTCTATTATCAATTAAATGCTCACCGGGAAATAGTAAAATTGTGGTTTTTTCTACTAAATCATTATTATCTCCAGCAATATATGAGAATCTTGCCGCTTCTAATAATGCTCTTTGTATTGTTTTGAAAGGGCGAGCAAGAGAATTACCTTGATTCTCAATACTATCAGTTGAATCAAGATCATTTGGATTGACGTAAAGAATACGACCTTCTGTATTCTTGATAAAATTGTCAAGTTTATTCAGACCCATTTTTATTGATTTTAACTCTTATTATCTTCTATTTAGTTAGTCAAATCTTCCTCATCATACTCATATTCTATCTCTTCTGGCATATCTTCAGGATTTTCTAACTCAACTGGAAAGAGACAGGGGTGTGCCTCCTCATCAATCAAGTAGAAAGAACTTCTATATAAATCGTCTGGTTCAAATGTGCGATTCTTATCTGCTTCTCTGCACAAATCTTGATCGTATAAGTGTCCCTCTGGCAACTCATCGAAGGTAAATGGAACAGAGTTGATAAAATACATCTTCACAATCATACTGCCGTCATTGTACCAGCAGTATGCAGAATCTATACGATAAGACATAGGGGTTTTCCCATATCTTATATTTATTTTTAGTAGGAGCGGCGAGACTTGAACTCGCATAGCCGAAGCCGACGGATTTTCTTACCACTACGACTTTCGCCGCCTCATAGAGTTTGTGGTCTGGACTATACCTTCACCATATCTTGTGATTTAGGTGCTCCCCGTCTAGTCTCTACACCTTCATCTTTCGATGCTTGGCTCGGTATTGCCATTTTACAGGTTTCACCGAATTTGAGGAGTTACACTCATGAGGTTTCCCAAATGAGGCTCAATTTTACATAAGTCCGTTGTGTCTACCAATTCCACCACGCTCCCGTGATGTGAGACCATTATAACTCAAAGAGTTGTAGTGGTCAAGTGCAGGTTGTGGGGATCGAACCCACCTTAGCCGAATTATGAGTTCGGTGCTTTCAACCAGAGAGCTAAACCTGCACGATGGGAACAGCGGGAGTTGAACCCGCGCTAAGCACTTATAAGGTGCCCGCTCTAACCATTAAGCTATGCTCCCATAAAAAACTCAGAGTATCACTGAGCTTCGTTGTTTAATTCAGTGTGTATTCGTATCAGATCGTCGTCTGCGGGCATCATTACTGCTGCCTTTCCATTCTCATCCACAATACCTAAAGTTTCTCCATTTTCAACTCGTCCCATCAGTTCATCAAACCTCTCTTGAAACTCTTCCACTGTGAAAATTTCCATTTCCGATATTTATATTATAGCATCACTCGCCATAAACTGCAAGGTCTGCGTATTCAATTTGATCGGGTTCAAGATTAGCAGTGACAACTTCAAGGACGTTCATAAACTCTTGAACAGTATCACATTCTACCAGACGCTCGTTGCCTTGATCACTCAGGAGCAAGAAGGTACGACTGCATACATCAATTACAATGCCCTGTACGGTCTCTTGTGCAGTGCTCATGGGGTGTTCCGTTGATTACCCCCATATTATAGGGGGTCTTGGTGCTGGTGTCAAGAGGTCTTTAAGAGTAATTTTTAATTACACCAATGGACCCAACGATTCTTGTGTTTTCTTCTTGAAGATCTTTAATTGTAAAATTCTGCCCATATCTCTCAAACTCATATTCTCTTCTTTCAGTTTTAATTTGATTTGAGCTAGTAATTAAACTTGTTAGTTCACTTCTTAAAGATACAATTTGCGATTGCTTTGATGTTATAGATGATGCGTGTGAGACGCAAACTGAAGATGTACAAGGTATTCTGTAACAAGAAGACAAGTTACCATATAAACTTCCGATTCCAGACTGTGTAGAATCATTTTGTGTGTAAACTAACCACGTACCTATACCTACATTTGATGTGACCAAAAATGTGCTAGTACTATCAAAAGGATCTTCACCGTTATAAGTTGGTGAGGACATATTTTCACTATAAACTCTTACAACATCAGGAAAAACAGTTGAAACGCCAACAGTTGTTCCACACCCAACAGCATATGCATTTTGTGAAAGAGATACTATTTCCGTTTGAAGAACAACTATTGATGCTGCAATAGAAACTATCTTTTTATCAATGTTTGTACAAGGGGGTGAAAATGATTCGATGCTTTCTTGCGATTCTCCTTTACTCTCATTGAGGAAAGAGATTGCATCCGTATTTGCAGATAATTTTTCACTTAATATTTCACTTAGAAATTTCATTTATTTTCTCCTTCAGTTCTTCAATTTGTTTTTGTTGTTCTTTAATTGCTTCAATTAAAAGACCGACAATGTTTCCATATTGGACACCTTTGTATCCATCAGGATTTTCTCCAACAACTTCTGGTATGATTTGTTCAACTTCTTGTGCAATAACTCCAATTTGTGGTTGTTTAGTTTCTTTAAAGTCAAAAGATACTCCACGAAGAGCAGAAACTTTATCTAGTGCATTTTCAATTGTATGAACATTTTCTTTGAGTCGTATGTCGGAAGTTGGGAGTTTCTTACCTAATGCAAGTTCTGCTTCTAGATCCTTACCATTAATTCTAACCTTTCCAAAAAAATTAGTTCTACCAATAACGGTTAATCTTCCAGATATGTAACTTAGTCCAAATAGATAAACTCCAGAAAAATTCAGAATTTTTCCCCTAGTTCCTATAATATTTGGAGGTGCTTTTAAATTAAATGGATTTTTAAGCATCCATAAATTTCCACAAACAGCTTGCTCACCAAGAATTAAAGAATTACTTTGTCCTATTAACTGCCCAGTGACTTTTACATTTTGATTAAAAGTGCTATTATCGTGATAAAATTTTTCTTTACCTTTTTCAGGAAGAGTTGGAAATCCAATTAAACTGAATAAAGTATTTACTACTGACATTAACCTACTCCTACAATTGCTTTAATTGCGCCAATTACATTTAATCCACCAACAAACACATCAGTAATATATTCATTTCCTACAGGTGAGAGTGAGAATGCTCTCTTTCCAAAAGAGTCAAGAATAGCATTACCAGTCAGTGCTACTTGATCTATTTTGTTTGCTTTCATAATAATGCGACCAGATCCTGATATTGCATTAATATTTCTACCCGCTTTTAAATCTAAATCTTCTACTGCCTCAATCATAATAGTTTTTCCTTTGATCTTCACTGTACCATTACTCATTGCAGTGATACAAATATCTCCACCCATTCCAGTGAGACAAATATCAACATTTCCCTCAGATCCTGTATTTCCAGCGACGATTTCAATTCCTTTATCATTTAAAATCTTATAAGACCCTGTTTCAGTAAAAGTCTGCAAATGAACATCATTATCATTTGTATAAGCATACATGTGATAAACAGATGTTCCATCCATTCCCATTAAGGGATCATTTGTAGTAATTCTAAATTTTGGTCCTACACTAATATAATCTCTTGCTTCGTAATTTCTATGAGTCATTTTATGTTGGACAATCTATTGATGTTTGAATACCTACTTTATCTCTAATTGTTTGTTGAGATATTGTACCAAGAATTGGTTTCAAGATAGCACCAAATCCAGTGTCTGAGTTAACTGTAATTACAGGAATATCAGAAACCTCCAAAATATTTAGAGGTGTTGCCGAAAGTATTCTACCATTATCAACTGTTAAACTATAAGTATTTCCAAGATTATCGGTTGCAGTATCATTGTTAGAGTATTCTAATCCAGCAGTTTGTACTATAACATCAGTAACACCATAAGCATCTTGATTTTGCACTAATGGATATCCTTCACCAGAAGATAGCATATAAATTGCAGTTACTTCTCCAGCATCATTGATTACTGCTCTACCTTTTGCACCATATCCTAATCCACAACTATCACTAAATTCAACAAAGGGTGGAAACCGATATCCAGAACCAGGATTTGTAACTACAGATCCAATAATACTTGCAGTCTGTGTTACATTATTGATTGCATTTATGAGTGGATTTCTAGCACCAAGAATGGCAATTGCTGTTGCTCCAGATCCTCCTCCACCAAAAATGTTAATTGTAGGAGAACCACAAGTCGCTGGGAATGTTGGAATACACTCACCCAATCCGTTGACAGCATCCTGTAAGATATCGTTTGAGAATACATCTGCAATTCCTGCAACACCTTCAACTGCAGAAGTTACATCTCCAACAACACTACCAATAGTGTTTGCAATATCAAAAATACTATTAAATGATTCTAGAGGATCTATACTACTCTTTGGACCAACTCCAACTACCCATTCTTTAGTTCCATCACACTTATTATTGCTTTGATTACAGTCAAAGAGACCACCAGATCCACTAAATAAATCTTTTGCACTTTTAATAAAATCAACAACACTAAAAACACCACCCAATAAAGCAGAAATACCATCTAAAGCAGAAGATAATCCATCAGCAATCGCATCGGTAATTGTATTAATAAGAGATCCGATGAATTGCTCTGCTATACAAGTTACAAATCTTTCAACATTTTCGAGAAGTGATTCAAGTAACTGAATAATCAAATCTTTAAGACCCTCAACAATTGCATTTGCGACACAAGAAAGTGCTTCTTCTAGAACTTTAATCGGAATTACAAAAACTTCATTAGACTTATATCCTGCAGTATGTGCTGCTGCTGGACTACCAGTTGCAGCAAGAACTGACCCATAAACACTAATATACAGTGCTTGTAATGCTTTTGGAATAATTCCTGGATTTTTCTCATCACCAACTAGATACTCATAAATTATATTAAAAATTTCACCAACTAACCAGTTGACTGCACCTTTAATTACCTCAGCAGTATTTTGAATTGCCTGTTTAAAATCAGAAATTTTTCCTTGGGCATCTTGTATATCTTTAAGTAAATTATCAACTTCGGATTTTACTGTTTTAATTGTTGTATCTTCACAAGTATCGGCAAATACAACTTTTTTTCCAATACCACTATAAGCAGATATTTCTTTTAATCTTGCTGCTACTTCTGGAGGAACTGCTCTTGGACTTTTTTGAGATTGCTCTGTTGCTTCATTTGATTCATCAGATTCTATTCTACCAGTTCCTTTTGGACTTTTTACTCTAGATGTGTGTCCAGTAAAAGGAGTAAAAGGATTTTTATATTCGGCAGTTGACCAATCACTTGTATGACCAAGTGTTCCCATAATAACTGGGATTTGTGCATTATCACCATCCATGAAAAATCCAATGACCATATCGCCAGGTCTTATTTTTGGATTTACTGCATACTTTGCTGCACCACTTCCAGTAGTAGTTGGGAACATAACCTGCGCCCATGGAAGATCATCATTTGATAATTCAGAAACGTCTAAAGGATGGTATCCTATAATTCTAACTTTGTATCTGTATCCCCATCCACCACCATTTGCTTGCTCTTCCCACGATTCTACCGGTGCAATTTGACCTAACCACCAACGAAAACCGTCTCTACCAATAAAATGACTTTGAAGTAATGATTGATCTAACATTTACGTTTTTCTTGCCTCTACATTGACTCCAAATGTATCACGAATGAGTTTCATAGATGTATATGAATTCTCAACATCAAAATGATGACATAGTTCTTTAATCATATATAGACCACTTGTTTCAGGGTCAAATTCTTTTGCATTTGATTGAGTGATTTTTGGAAAGTTGCATTCAATGATATCACCAGCTTTTAGATTTGTATTTGACGGTACAACAATATTAACAACCTGAGTAAACAATGTGTTATATCTCATGAGTGATTGTGATTGATAATCTATTGGATCTGCATTTAGATTTTTAGATACATCTTTTTCCATTGTTCCAACATCTAAAATTCCAGTGATAATTCTAGTTGGAATATCTCCAAGAGTTTGACTTGAATTATTATCTAATCTTGGAAGATTAAATGATTTTCTTCCAAGATTACTTGTTTTTCGATCATAATTACTTTGTTTGAATACTTCTTTACCTGGAGATGTGATTGTTCCATTTAATGGATTAAAGAAAATTCTATAATTTGCATAAGTTCCTAAACGAAGTTTTTCAAGTAAATTTTGATTTTTATCAACATAGTAATTCAAAATTTTAAAATCATTATTTACTTTTTTATCATTCTCATCATAAGATGTTTGAGATTCTGTATAAGTATAAGTTGCTTTTGGACTTTGTTTCATTAGTTCATCAAGAGATCTAAATTGAAACCCATCTTGAGTTTGATAGAAGACAAAACCAGCAGTAGCACTTCCAGAACTTTCAGGAACTGCTTTTGATGCTAACCAAACTAAAACTGTAAATGGTTTTCTTAGATTGCCAATGAAACCATATTTGTTAGATGAAGGATTTATTGTTCCTAATTTATTTGTTTTTAATGTATCCCTTAAAATTGCCGATACAGAATCACTAATTCTTAAAGAAGTTGGAAATTTTTTAGAAACTCTTACTGTTTCATTCGTGATTGCTTCTCTTGATACTAAATGCAAAGTAAATGTTTCTCTGTTTGTTTCAGATATTACATCAGTGATGCTTGAAACATAAAAATAGTCATCTGCTTTCTTAGAAAAATTTAATCCTGGATTTGTTGCTGAGTTGCCAGCGATATTTAAAGAAACCCTTTCTCCCCCACGAAGAGGAAGACCATTATAAATTGACTGCTTATCCCCACTTTTACCATCTGCTGGTGTGATAACATTTCCATTATCAATGACTTTAAGTTTTGCAGTGATTGTTGGTGAAAAAATATCTTCATAATACTCAAATAAAATAGCACCAGTTATTAGATCAATCGTTCTTGATCCGTCATTTGATTCTAAAATAAGTTCATTGTATAAGGACTTTTTAATTGACATTATAGATACGCCAGATCGAGCAAGAGTTTGTTCTTAATAAAATTATTTAACAGTTTAAATTCGGTGATTGTTGGAGTAACTGTAGGTTGTTGAGATGGGTATGATACTTGTGGTGCTTGTGCCTGTGGTTGTGTATCATCAATGAATATTATTTGTGATCCTTTTCTTTCGGGAGTCATTGCCGCTGGTTGTCCCATTCGTGAAGATGGGAAAGAAATTTGTGCGGGTGGAGTACTAGGTTGTGATGTTATTGCTCCAGGTTTAGCATATTTTAAAGGGTGTCTTTTTAACCAGGATCCTGGATCTTCAAAAGAAGTAAACTGCCCATTACTTTGTGGAGGATTATTTGAGATTTCCCAGTGTAAATGTGGTCCAGTTGATTCACCTGTGCTTCCAACATAACCCATCAAAGTTCCCTGATTAATAACTTGTCCAACACTTACAGAAGGACGATTTCTCATATGACCAAAGAAATGATATGCACCATACATATCATCTTGCCAAACAACCCAGTTTCCGTAACCAGCAGAAGATGCAGTTCCATCTATACCAATATGAGTTACTTTTCCAGGAAAATATGCATATAAAGGAGTTCCACTAGCAGCAGCAATATCATATCCTTTATGTTGTTTTCCCCATCTCATTCCTTTTCCTGAGGTTATTGTTGCTCCAGAACCAGGTTTAAATGGACTATATGGAACACTTAAAGGTTTATTACCCATTGATGCACCACTTGTTCCAGTTACAGGTGTAAAACTTGTTGCTAAAGGAGTTTGTGGAGTAACCGATGGTTTTTGTGGTTGTCCTGATGAAGGTTTAAAGTTTTTAATAAATTGATTGTGTTTTCTTCTCCGTTCAGCATAAACTCCTTTAGATGGATTCTCCCATTGTATCATCCAGTCATCTGCCGCCTCTTCTGGAGTATTAAACTGTTTTCTTAAATATAATGGAGTATTTGGATCATTCTTTATTGCAAAATCAACTTGTCCTTTCCAATTAGTTTTATAATCAGGAACTGCTTTTAAAAATGCGTTTTTTCTTGACGGAAAAGAATATTGAAATAATCCAACACCAGATTTTGTCCCACCTTTTTCAGTAACTCCAATTTGAAATCCACTTTCTCCTTGTATATTTGCCAAAATACCAAGTGCATGAATATGGGGCACTCCCAACTGTCTTAAATATGAATAAACTGCCTGAGGACTTACTGTTCCACTACTAGCAGTATCTTCTTCAGGAAACATAGTATCAGGTCTTTCTTCATCAAGAGCAGGTGCTTGTTCTCCGGTTTCTACAGATTCATTAAGTGGTGTGGTAAAAAGTCTGAATGTTTCTGTAATTTCATCACCTAAACCTTGAACTGCAAGATTAAGTTCATCAAAAGATTGTGCAACACTTCCCTCACTAAACGAATTAAAATCAAGTGTAATAATTGCATTGAATGAATTCTCTAAAACAGATCCAAATGATTTGATAATATTTTGCATATTACCGACCATATTATACATCGTTCTACCAAATATCTGAATTCTAGTTACAAACTCTTGACCCATAAAAATCCAAGTCGGTAGATTTTCTACAATCCATCCAGCAGTTATAAATCCTAAAAATCCAACCAATCTCCCTAAAGGTCCCTTATCACTTCTCCCTGCAAAGGCAAGTCCTCTTGAAGGAGATGTTGATACTCTAGAAGATTCTAACTGATCCTCAATTTCTTGTCTTTTTGCTGCTTCTCTTCTTCTAGATTCAATAAGTTGAGTATTTGCAAATAATTCTCTTTTAACTCTAGTATTTGTCGCAATAATTTTAGAGATATTACTAACAGAATCATTAACAGAAGAAACACTTCTCTTTGTTTCAAACAAAGATTTAGAAATATTGGTAATATTAATTGATGATGTTCTAAGTGAATCTGATATTGATGCCATCTTATGTTACCACATTATAATTTAACTGAGAATATAAAACATAAAAATTATCAGGATTTGCAGAGTTAATCAAAGGAACATCAGATAATGCTCCACTTGTCAATGGAACATTTGCTTGTTGATTAGCATTATTTGATGATTTAATCATTGTTATTGATGGTTGTGGTTCTGGCAACTGACCAACCTGTGTTGGTGGTTTTGCAGGTGGTGTAACTTCTGCTGGAGATGCTACAACAGCATCTGGCAATCTCATTTCGGACCAATTGTATCCTTTAGATGCTGCCCAAGATTTTGCTTGTTGCTTTTCTTCTGGAGTCATTTTACTCCATGCATCTTCAATTCTCCCTCTTGCAAAGGGATTATTTCTATATTGCCATGCCTGTTCAAATTTTGAAACCATTTCTGGACTTGGAGCAGATGGCATCATGGTAGTTTGTGGTTGCACTGCAGCAGGAGCAGGTGCTGGTGCGGCCGCAGGTGCAGGTTCTGCTGCTGGTTTTGGAGATTCTTTTGGTTTTTCTTCTGCTGCTGGTTTTAGAGATTCTTTAGGTTTTTCTTCTGTTAAAATTCTAGTATTTGTTTCAGTTTTTCCAAAAAACTTATCATAAATTTCTTTTCCAAACTTTTGACCTGGACCATATGCAAGAGCACCAGAAATAAGTCCTGTTCCTGGAATAGGTATTAAAGATCCTAAACCAAAAGCGGCAGCAGAAGTAATCATACCGCTCGTGGCACCTGCAACTGCTCTGGCAGGATTTTCTCCTCCAGCAATGTCAAGTCCTGTCATCAATGCACCAATTGCAATATTACTTCTTACATTAAGACCACTACCAGGTTTTGGTCCAGCAGGTTTTGGTCCAGCAGGCTTTGGACCGCCAATACGAGGGAGTAATGCTGCTGCAATTGCTAAAGGTTTTGCAATTAATAATCTTGTTAATCCAAAAGCAATTCTACCAATTGTATTTTTAACAATCGAAAATCCTGCACGAATTGCTAGTAAACCACCACCAATGATTGCAAGATTTTTAATAATATTAAATTTAATATTATTAAAGAGACTTGTATTCTTATCTTCAGATGCTTGTATTGCTTGGACAACTTGATTTGTTAACCAACCACCAAATAAAATTCCAAGTGCAGCACCAATTCTACCAAAGACATCATCTACCTTTGGAGTTAATTTCTGAACTGGAGTAACAAGAGCATTTTGTATCTTTTGCTCTAATTCATTCTCTTTACCAATTCTAACTTGTTGTTCTGCTAATCTTCTTTCTTTCTCTTGTTCTGCTCTTGTTCTAGATATTTCTTCAGCATTATCTTGTTGGAGAAGTGTTGCAATGCTTGCAAGACCTGTTCCTAACTTACCAATATCAGATCTTAATGCTTGAATATTAGAATTAAATCCTAAGAGTGCTTGCTCTTGAGACTGAATCACTCTAACATTCTGGTTATCAATTTCTCTTTTTCTATTTTCAGATTCTATTAATTGATTTCTGAAAACAGATTGATCAATTATTGATTTCTTTAAAAGTGCATTTCTAACTTCTTGAGACAGAGGAGATCCCGTGCCTGGATCTATTCCAGATCTACCAACTTTTTCGGGATCTAACTCAGCCATTTGTGTTGTTCTTTAAGTTTTCTTCTTCAATATATTGTTTGAGAAGAGCAATATAAACTTCCCTTTCCCAAGGTATAAGATTTTCTATTTCTGTCAATGAATATTTATGGTGTTGAACAAGAGAAAAGTTAGTTTTATAATATGACTCAAGATTTTCATGAGCCATTCCTAAGCGAAAAAACTTGATAACCCTTCCAGTAATACTTCACTCTCAACTCCAGTATTTGGATTCTTGACTTTAAGTGTATGAGAAAGTTTAGGCATCGTTGCAAAAAACTTTTCAACTTCTTTGAATTGCTTTGAACTTAACTGATCAATAAATTCAGAAAGTTCTTTTGCTGTGCAATCAGATGCTGACCAAGATTCTTCTTCATTATAAACTTGTTCCACACAAGACATAATCAAATCAAAAGTATCATCAACACTCATGTTAAAGTCATTTCCAAAGTTTGTTTTGATAAACTCTTTCATTGATGGATACTTCATTCTAAGAGTTAGATTAGAATCTAATTTAATATCTCTAGAATGTTCTTCATTTACACTAATTTTAATATCATCAAGATTAATGCTGATTGGAACTTGTGTTTGACCATCATCAGGACAAGTAATTAAAACATCAACATTTTCACCAACAGACTTTCCACGAATATTAAGAAACAAATATTCAATATCAAAGGTTGCAAGTTGATCAACCTTAATTCCTTTTGTTAAAATACAATTGCTAATGACATTTTTAACAGCATCAGCAATTTGTTTTGAGTCTTCACTCTCCATTGCAATAATCAAGATCTTTTCTTCTTTTACAAGAAAAGGGCGATATTTGATTTCTTTTTTAAGAGATGGAATTTCTAAACTATAAGACGGAGTTACAACAGTGGGTAATGGCATATTCACCTACAAATCAGATAAAATTATTTATCTATACTTTTGCAGATCCGTCCCGTAAAGAGACTCATATAAAGTTTGACCAGCAGGTAACAATTCTACACCATTTGAAGGAATAGATCCAGGAGATCTTGGAACTAATCTTGGTTTTGGATCTCTTTGTGGTTGTTGTGGAGGTTGCCCGACTTCGTTATTATTATCAATATTCTCAAAAATATCTTTACTATAAGATTTACCAACTACATAACGCTCAATTTTAAATGTTGCTTGCATAGACATCACGTTTGATTGTGAGTATGAAACTGGAATTGATGCAATATTATAAGGATACAAACCGATAAAAGTATATTCCAATTCTCTCTTATAATCACGATCAAATTTAATAATACGAGTGCGATTTGATTTGTAATATTCCGGATACTGCATTCTAGTAAAATATCCTTGATCAACATTATTATTGATTGGATTTAATTGACTATCAATTGGATTAGTAGATCCACTTGCGATGAATTCCATCCAATGTTCAAGAAACTTCAAGGTTTTATAATTTTTATCGACATAAAATTCTAGACTAATATCTTGATAGACTCTACGATGAGCAAAATTTTCTGTGATTCCAATATAGTTTCCAGAAACTTCTGCTACTGAAAGTTGTGTTGTTGGAAGAGCAGCATTATTACATAAAAGTCCAACATCTTCTGCAATGAATCGACGATCAATTCCTTTTCTACTTAGATAAGATAATAATTGTGGAGGAAGACCACCAAACTTTACTTCATAATGAGAAGTTTGAGCAAGGTTAGTGAATAATGGTTTTATATCCGATATTCTACGGGGTCTAACTGCCACTCTAAATACCTTATATGAGTCTTATAGTATAAGTATTTAGATGTCATACAAAGGAAAATATAAACCATCATTTCCAGATAAGTATCGTGGAGATGTTACAAATATCATATATCGTTCTTTATGGGAAAGAAAATTTTGCACTTATTGCGATCTAAATGAAAATATAATTGAATGGCAATCTGAAGAAAAAGCGATTCCCTACCGTTCTCCAGTGGACGGGAAGATACATCGTTACTTTCCAGATTTTCTTATTAAAGTCAAAGAATCGAATGGGTCAATCAAAAAATATATGATTGAGATTAAACCATCAAAGCAAACGGTTCCTCCTATCAAACCTCAAAGACAAACGAAGAGATATATCAGTGAGGTTTATGAGTATGCTAAAAATCAATCAAAGTGGGAAGCAGCAAAAGAATGGTGTGCTGATCGTGGATATGAGTTCAAAATCATCACAGAACACGAACTAGGTATCAAGTAATGGCACTCACAGGATACGAAAAACCATTAGATCAATATAACCAAAAAGAATTAGTAGAAATTGCTAAAGAATATAATCCTTATTATCAGACAGCAAGTGGAAAGGGAAAACTTGCAGGATATGAAAGATTAACTAAGCAACAACTGATTAATATTATTAAAGTTGATATTGATTATATTGAAGCAAATCCAAAACTTCCTAGAAGAGTTAAAGGTCCCACTTATAGTAAAAGTAAATCAAAAAGTCTTACTGAGTTAAAAGAATCTTTATTAGGAGTAGAAACCCCCGATGAGCTCATGAATGAAATATTATCCAGACTTAGTGGAAGTGAAACACCTCTTCCACCTGCTCCTGGAAGATATTATACTTATGTTTATTATGCTAAAACTCCAAGAATTCTTTATGATCGATACCCATTAATTATTGTTGATAGTTTATTACCAAAAGGATTTAGAGGTTTTAATTTTCATCTTGGAAAATATAGACAATACAATACTCAAGATGGAGATCGATTAGTTAGCGGATTATATGAATTGAGCAGAGATGAATTTTCAATTTTACTAAGAATTCCCTACGGAAAAATAATTCAAAACTAACAATAAATAGTTAGAAAAAATAAATGGCAGATTACTTCCGATATCCGATTAAAAATATTGGAAATCAAGACGACTATTTTAAGATTCAGGTGATTGAATATAAAGCACCTGGTCTTAATTTAACGGGTGGTTTTGCATTAAGAACAACAGAAGAAGCATTAAATCAATCTGGAAATATCAAAAATTCTCTGGCAACAATTATACTTCCAATGCCAGCAAATATTCAAGACAATAATGCTGCAGATTGGACATCTGGAACTATGAATCCAGTTCAAGCAACTCTTGCTGCAGGTGGAAATAGTGCTATATTAAGTTCCAATCTTGTAGGATCGGTTGGGGAATCAATTACAAAAGCATTTGGAAATATTACTGAAGCCATAAAATCTGGAGAAGGTCAAAAAGCAACTGCAGCAGGTGCAGCAGGTGCAGCAATGGCGGCAGCATTAGGTCAAGGAGATATTAATTCAATTATTTCCAGAGCAACTGGACAAATTTTTAATCAAAACGTTGAACTACTATTTAATGGTGTAACTCTTCGCCCAGCATATCAATTTTCTTTTGATATGGTCCCAAGATCTCAAAAAGAGTCTGAAATGATTAAAAATATTATTAGAATATTCAAAAAGAATATGACTCCTCGAAAAGGGACACCAGACCAAAATGGTGGTGGTTTATTTGTTAAAGCACCAAATGTATTTAAGTTAGAATATATGAGTGGTGGAAAGCAGCATCCATTCTTACATCGTTTTAAACCATGTGCTTTAACACAAATAAGTATTAATTATAATGGTTCTTCACAATATGCAACATATGCTGATGCAACTCCTGTTCATATGCAAATGACGTTACAATTCCAAGAACTGTCTCCAATTTACAATGAAGATTACAAAGAAACCGATATTGGAGTTGGTTACTAATGTCTTATTTTAGAACACTACCAAACTTAGAATATCAATCATTCTTATCAGATAAGACTTCTGTTGATGAGTATTTAACTGTAAAAAACTTATTCCGTAGAGTCAAACTTCGTGATGACTTACAAAATGTTTTTACAGTTTTTGACAAATATCAAATCATTGATGGTGCTCGACCAGATACTATTGCGGAAGAACTTTATGGTAGTTCGCAATATGATTGGGTTATTTTAATTACTGCAGGAATTACTAGAGTTAGAGATCAATGGCCGCTGTCTGATGCACAAGTTTATGATTATGCAGAGTCAATTTATGGTGCAGATTTAAATTCAATTCATCATTATGAAACAACGGAAGTCAAAGATTCTGAAGATCGTTTAATTCTTCCAGCAGGTAAAGTTGTTGATGTTGACTTTACAATTCCAAAACCAGGAGATCCAACTGCATCTTTAAATCCAGTTGTTGGTATTTCAAACTATGAGTATGAAGTTCTAAAAAACAATGACAAAAGAACCATTTATGTTCTCAAACCAGTTTATTTGCAACAAGTTTTAAATGATGTAAGAAAGGAGATGACTTATGATCAATCATCTCAGTATGTTAATGATAAAGTAATTAGAACTGAGAACACAAGAGCGTCAAGTCCACAATAATTTTAATTTCTTATCAAAAACCATCACATATCGGTGTTTGCGGGAGCGTTCTTTCCATTCTCCTGCAGCACCTTTAACTTTGCCTCTAGAGTGTTTAGTTCCGTCTGCATAATAGAAATCTTTCTTTGGATCTGAAAGTCCGCAATATTTAAAATTACAAGCGCGATAGATTGTACCATTGTGGAAATCACTATCAGCGTAAGAGATGATTGCTTTAACTTCAGTATCCTTCCGTAACTGTCTAATCGATCTTGAAACAAACCAAGAAGTGATATTATGCTCGGTTCCTTGTGTTTCGGGGTGTATGCAAAGACGGGAAAGTTCAAAGAGTCCTTCTTGTTCATTCCGTTCTAATCCAAATGCTCCTTTTGCAATTTCAGGTACAGGAAGTCCAGTAAAGATACAGACTCCCTGAATACCACCAATATTCAACGGGCAAAAGTCATTGCCCTTATAAAGACCGTAGTTGTAACCTGACTTAAAGGATTTGGAAAAGTCCTTAAGATAATGAAACCGCAGAAGTAACTCTGCGGCTTCGGATTTACTTACACGGTCAATGTAGTAATCTGTTTTCAATCTTCGGCAAGACGGGCGAAATACGACAACGCATCATCATCGTCATCCTCCACAGGTGCCGCAGCACGGCGAGTAGGTTGAAGATTGTTGAGTTCACTGCGAAGATCTTCATCAAGGTCTTTCACAGGACCACGAGTATTATCCTCATCAAACTCTTCAGGGTCCTGATAGCGAGGAGTGCCTTTGGTGCCAAGCACATAGTCCAGACGCTTCTTCAAATCATCATAAGACTTGAACTGATCGGCAGCAACGAGTTCAGCAAGCGAATACTGCTTTTTCCAGATTGCTTCCATTGCGTCATCGTCGTCCAGAAGAGGGGCAGATGCAGCAAACTCAGAGGAGTCATAGTTACGATAACCAGCAACGTTCTTTGCCTTCAGTTTGAAGTTGGCACCTTGCCAGAAGTCAAATGGATCAATTGCTTCCTCATCTTCAAACTCAGGTTGCATTGCAGCGGTAAGTTTATCAAAGATCTTCTTACCATACTTGAACAGGAAGACCTTACCTTCGTTGGCGGGGTTCGCAGGGTCCTTCACCACGTAGATGTTGGAGATATAAGTCAGTTTACGCTTTTGCTTACGTGCCAGTTCTTTACCAGCATCAGTGCCGTTGTTCCACAGTTCGGAGTTCAGTTCGGACACAGGATCCTTCTGATTCAAAGTGGTGAGACTGTTTTCAATATACCAACCACCAGAACCCTGAAATGCGTGACTGTAGAGTTTCACGAACGGCAGGTCTTCACCGTTAGGAGCAGGGAGGAAACGGATCACGGCATAACCATTATTTGCTTTGTCGCATTCTAATTTCCAGAAGCGTTCATCACTAGAACCGCTACTAGTATTCATTTTTTCTACTTCTTTGACCAATTTGGCAGTAAGATTGCCCAGCTTGGACTGTTTTTTAAGGTCGGAAAACGACATTTGGATTACCTCGGATAGTTTGGATTCGGGGGATTTACTTAGATAGTATAGCGAAGATTGAATCACCTGTCAATATATTGCTTGAGTGATTCAATGGTCTTGTTCATACTACTGAATAAAACTTGCATATCAGTCTCTGGTGGGAAACCCATCAAGGCAACTGACTTGCGTAGGTTCTCTTTCATTTCAACCGCTTGAGGGTCGTCTGAAAGGGACAACCTAGTATACATCACTCTCTGCTTTTCTAGCAAGAGCTCAAGTTTCTCAATGTGCTCCAATTTGGTCTCACGGGACATTCCACCGAAAGTTAAAATACTTCCGTAGATTTCTTCTTGTAACTTGTTAATTTCTTTCAGTTCTTCCTGAATAATATCAGAATCGAAAAAGCTACTCATCTATAATGTCCCTTAAAATTTTCTTGTAATTGAACACGTCAATATTTAGAAATGGTTTATACTTTGAAATTTTCAAACTGACGGTTTCCCACACTGGGTCCAGGAGTTGCTTATCAAAGGTCTTCCCGAACAGGAATATTCTATCCCATATAGTAAAGGTTTCTATACTAATCTTCCCGCTCAGGAACTTTTTTAGAATGACTGGATGTTGCTTTGAAGCATCAAGAACCTGCTTTAAGTTGCTTTCAGACAACATATCTTCCGATTCTTGCTTGAAGATATAAGACAAACTTTGCTGGCGTCTCATCCAGTCAGCATAAGTTCTCTCACCCGAATTGATGATCTCACCGATCCAGAGATTACCAGGCGTGTCTGATGCTACAAAGTTTGATACTAGAAAATCTACAATTTCCTTGTCCGAAAATTTGCGACTCGTGCGTTCGAAGAAATACTTATCTTTGCGTCGATTAAAGGACGTTATACTCGCACGAGTCTTCGCACCGTACTTAAAGAAGTCGTATTTTGGATTTGTAAAATGATTTTTGAGTGACAGATAATGTTGATAAGTTTCAAAGGGTGTCACGGTCATAGAGGCAGTTTTGCTTTCGAAGTTCGCTTCATAAAGTTCAAACGGGTTGCATCCCATTTGAGTCGCTCTTTCAGAGGTTTTGAAATGAGTTTTGTTACTGATTCTACTTCAAGACTATTGATTTCACAATAGTGAACGATTGCGTCAATATAGTTGAAGTTTTCTTCTGCAACAATCTTTTCAATCTCAAGAGCAAACTTAGAAGGAGTTAAAAACTTATTTTCGATTGCCTGTTCCAGTTCTTTATTTGGTTCCATAGAGTTCCAGTTTATCTCTAACAAACTTTCTAATGTATTCTGTGAGAAGTTTGATGTACTTTGATTTGTTTCTTTCTTCATAAACGACGCATTCTCCATTTTCACAAGCCATAATGATTACAAGTTTTTTGACTGAAATACCAGTCAGTTCGTATAGCATACATCCGTAAGCCATACATTGAACAAAGTAGTGTTCGATCCACTCTCGTGGTTTTGGTTTTTTAGAAGTTTTAAAGTCAATTATTGCTAACTCGCCGTCATATTCAGCGATACAATCAACTGTCCCAGCAATACCTAATTGCTTACTATATAGGGACCCTTCTA